ATTAATGCTGAACCACTGAGTGCCGGAATCTAGTGTATTTGCCGCTGGACGATCTGCATGTAATCCATAGAGGATTTTAGAACCTACCCACATTCTACGCATGGTTTCAATACCAGATGCATAGGTAGTTAGTGCTGTAGTATCGCCACCAGTAACCATTGCACGTCTTAAAGTTTCGATACCTGAAGCATATTCTGTTAACTCTTGTAAATCAACAATAACACCAGATAGTGTATTAGTATTTGATGTTAATTCATTTTGTACAAGAATTAATTGACCATTAATACCAGATGCATAGGTTGTTACTGCTGTGGTATCACCACCAGTAACCATTTGCCTACGCATAGATTCAATACCAGAGGCATATGCTTCTATTGCTGTGGTGTCACCACCAGTAGAGGAACCAGAAACACCATTTAAAACACCACGGTAGCTAACTACGATGCCTTTTGTGTCACTAATGGCAATCATTACAGGTTTTGAAATAGTACCGCTTGTAATTGGTTCAGTTGGTGTTAACTCACCTAAGTTATCAGCAGACAGGAAGTACACAATACCGGGAATTAAACCGCTTTGATTTTCAATTTCACCCTCAAATACAGCAGTAAATTGATTACCTGATGTAGATTCAATGATAGCAACTGATTCAGCAGTAACAATATTGTCTGCTTTAGCTTTTGCCCACTGTTCACCAGTGGTTCTATAAATTGCATTTAATGCAGAAAAATCGTGTGTTTGAATATAAGTTTGACGAATGCTTGATCCGGTAGCCGTAGACGTACCACCAGCAGGTCTTGCACCTATTCCTGAAGCATATTCTGTTAACTCTCTTAAATCAGTAATAATGCCTGATGTTGTATTAGTATTTGATGTTAATTCATTTTGTACAAGAATTAATTGATTATTGATACCAGATGCATAAGATTCTAACACAGGATTGGAAGAAACCATGACCCGACGCATAGACTCAATACCGGATGCGTAGGATTCAATTTCTCGTGAATCAATAATTAATCCCGATAATGTATTACTAGCAGCAGTTTGATTTATTTGAATTACATTTAGTAGCGTTTTTGTTCCAGAAGCATAACCAGTAATATAGTAAATATTTGATTGGTTAACAATTGCTAACGCACCAATACCAGATATATATGGTTCTAGTGCTGGATTTGAACCACCACCAGACAAAATCATTGAATCTACATAATGTTTATTAGTTAAATCGGCAGGAATGGTTGGCCAACGATATTGTAACGCTCTTTCAAAGGATTTAATACCAGATAAATTCTGGTTTCCTTGAGTTCTAATATATGTAATAATGTCGGCTAAGTGGGCAGATGTTATAACACCAGAAGCAATATTTTCTGGAACTGTAATAATCTCGCCTAAGTCGGTTCCAGAGGTTAATTTATCTCCGGTAATAGTCCCATTGGCTATTAATTCGTTAGTGATTGCTTCTAAGGAGATGTGTCTTGTTTGAATATAACCATCTTGTATGTCAGGATTTGGGTAAGCACCTTGTAAGGCACCACCCGCAGCATCACCATATCTAATTGGGTCAGTTAAAGCCAAGGTTCATTCCCTGCTGGTTCGACCTAACAGGAATACCGCCCATCAGAGACGGTACTTTCCATAGTAATATAATCGTTAATTAGGCAGGGAATTGCTGTTTAGGAAGGAAAAATTATTACAAAATTGGTTTTGTTTTACGAATACCAGTTTCACACTCAATACAGATATTGTCATTTGGACGTACAGACTTAATACGCACTTTAGCACCACATTTACAACATTTGCCTTCAAACATATAAATTGTGGCTTTTAGTTTTCCATCACAGTAGAGAGTTGTATTATTCTGTCTCATTGAGTGCACTCTGTGCCTTATTAATTCTAGCATCCTCTAAAGTTTGAAATGATATTTCTCGTAAAGACCCTTTTAGTAATGGAAAATCTCGTCCGAACCCAACTCCGAACACTTTAATTTCAACAGAACTTGCACCTTCATCTACTTGGTATAATCCGGTAAATGAGCGTCTTTCATCCGGTCCTAACCCACGTAATCCAACTTTTGATTCAACACGAATAATATCACCTGTTTCACAATCTACAGGTTTTTGGTACCACATTCTTGTATATCGTTGTGCTAAAGGAGTTAAATAAATTCCTTCGTCATCTTTTTGAATTTCAACTTTAGAATCATTAATAAATATTTCCAACTTAGAACCTTCTTTCAGGTTCTTACAAAATCCAATTTGTACAAATATTTTAGTGCTCATTTAATTCTCAATAATGTTATTTTCTTCGTCATTAACAAAAGATAAAAATAAAAGAAATATGGCATTAGAAAATGTTTTTAAAAACCTATTGGGATGAAATAAAATTTCCCAAGTAAAAAATATTCGTAATTTCCAAGGAACAGTTTCAAATGTTAAAGGTTTTGCACTTTCAATAATTCGTTTTCGGTCAGCTTCAACTATTTGTTTAATTTTATTTACTATAATTTCCTGTCCCGTTACTTGCCCAACATTTCCTAATCCATAAATTTCTTTGGCTGTTTCTAACATTAACTTAGTAGTGTAAACCATGTTGTTCTCATTTCTATTTTATGTTGCGTTAGATTCCTGTTCATTATCAATATGCCAATCTTCAATATCATAGTCGTAATCATCTACAAAATCATCATAAATACCCTGCTGTTGTAATATCATAGTTTCTAACTCTTGTTTAAAGTCTATAATTTTTTCTAATACTTCTTTGTCAATTTCCTTATGTCGTTTCATTTCATTTGTGGCCATACTTAACAGACTTACAATTTTTTGCTGTGATTCTGGTATCATAGTATGTCTCCTATACCTTTCCCATTAGATATTATACAGTCATAACACAAATTGTCAAGTTAATTTAGCCACATTTAGACCAACCACAATCTCTACATGTAATACAGCCTGATTCACGAGCTAGATTCGTGGATTTACAAGCAGGACATTCTTCACCTGTAACTTTAGTACCATCAACGACGTATGATTTTAGAACACGTGCAATTGCTTTGGCAAAACTGTTCCAATCGCCTTCCACCTTTTCTAATTGATGAACAATAAATGCTACGTCAGCACCATGTCGTAATGAGGCAGAAATAAGTCTTGTTATTGCTGCTTCTTCGGGTTCTAGTGCCTTGTGTGTATCCTTGACTAAAACTTCACCTTTATCAGTTTTAACTACATAATGTCCACGTGTAATTTTACTAATTGTACCATGTTGTTTGTCATGTGCAATTAGATTTTCATCATTGGTATGCATGGCAAATACCTCATATGGATCATTGCCAAAATTACCAACAATGATAAGAATTTTAGATTTCTTATTTGGCAATATAAATAAATCACAGGGTAAGCTTTTTGGTCGTTTAGGAGCATGAGTTTTTGTAATACTAGTGAGTAATGTTTCTGCTTTTTTGGATATTAATACTCCATCTCTGCAACCTTCACGATAAATTGTAATTCCTTTACAGCCAGCTTTCCATGCTGTTTCATAGATTTCGGCAGTCTTCTCGTAACTTATATCTTTTGGTAAATTGATTGTTGACGAGATACTATGATCTACATGCTTTTGTATTGCTGCTTGAAGTTTAACACGATTAATCCAATCTATATCCATTGCACAACAATTATTCCAAGGAGATTTTTTAAGGTCTGTCTCTCCTGTAACTTCTTTCCACATAGCAACTTTAGGATGGTACACAGTATACTCTTGCCACTTGTCACCATTCTTGTCAATAAAATCAGGTTTTACAGTTTCAGCATGTGTAATTTTTCGTCTTCGTATATAAGAAAGTTTATATACTGGTTCCACACCAGAACTCGTCTGTGTTAAAATACTAACCGATCCTGTAGGTGCTGTAGTAAGTAATGAGATGTTCCTACGTCCTGATTTACTCATTCGTTTATACAGGTCAGCACCAGAGACAGTTTCTCCCTCACCCAACGAAATAGTTTCATCTTTGAAACGATTAAGAAATTCATTGTCTTTTTCTAATTCAAAATTCCAAATAGGGAATGGTCCAATTTCTTCTGCCATTTCAATTGACGATTCATATGCTGCAAATTTAATCGTCCGATAAATTTTCTCTGCTTTAGCAATACTTTCCTTACTGCCATACTGAATTCCAAGAGCAGCTAAAGCATCACCAAGAGCCGTAATACCTGTTCCTGTTCTACGACCATTCATGCATTTTTCTTTAATTTTATGCCACAGATTAAGTTCTGTTTGTTTGGTTTCTTTTGGTTCAGGATCATTTTTAATTTTTGTAATAATTCGATCAATATGTTCAAGTTCTAAATCAATTAAATTATCCATTAACCTCTGTGTAATTTTTGCAATATTATAAAATTGTTTAAAATCAAATTTTGCATATTTAGTAAATGGATTTAACACAAAAGAGAATAGATTGATTGCCATTAAACGACAAGAATCATATGCACAAAGTGGTAACTCAGCACATGGATTTGTTGCAATTGTTTGAAACCCAACCGAAGCATATGAGTCAGCAGGAGAATTTCGGATAATGTTATCCCAAAATAACAATCCCGGTTCAGCCCAATCTCTTGCAGCAGCAATAATTTCCTTCCAAACCTTCTTAGCACTGATCTTTTGTGTTATCTTTGGTATTCCGGTTACAGGCCAACGAAGCTCATACTCAGTATCCTTTTCAACCGCTTTCAAAAACTCATCCGTAAGTTTAATAGAGATGTTGGCACCAGTAACTTTTGTCAAGTCTTGTTTAATTTTACAAAATTCTAATATTTCAGGATGGTGAACTGAAACACAAATCATTAAGGCACCACGTCTATTTGCTTGACCAACTTCACGAATAGAATTGGAAAAGCGTTCCATGAATGGAATAATGCCAGTAGATGAGTGTGAGGAATTAGTTGTCAATGTGCCATTAGGACGCAAACAAGAAACATCAAGGCCAGAACCACCCCTACGCTTACAGATTTGTACTATCTCTTGATCTGCTTGGCAAATACCACCATAAGAATCTTGTAAATCTACAACAAAACAATTTGATAAGCTTATATATTTACTTTTATTACCAATTCCATACATTGGACTACCTTGTGGCACGATCCATTTAAAATGATCAAACCATTGAAATATGTCTTCCTTGGTTAAAGGCTTTTTAAATTTCTTGGCATCAATCCTAGCAAGTTCTGTTGCCATTCGCCAATGCATGTCTGTAGGTGTTTTTTCTAAATAAGTTCCCTCTTCATTCTTTAAGGCATATTTTAGAAAAACATCGGCAGGAAGTGCGTCATTAAAGTATTCTGTAGAGGCTTTTACAACCTCTTCTTTACTGAACATTTATCACTCCGAAGATCATTACAAGGTAATTATTGAAGTTTATCCCACTCTCTTACTCAGTATAATCTTGAAACCATGATGGAATTGGCCTAGTCGTCCACTTTGCAAATCGACGTTTTTCTCCTTTGTAATAATTTCTATAAGCTGTTACAGGATTTGGATTTTTATACTGTTCAGGCATACATTGTGCAAAGGGAGTTTGACTAATTTGAGAAAAATTAATTTTATGGCTGTTTGAAACCATTTCCTTAATCAAAGCCTCACACTTATGTATTTTACCATAACGATGTGTATACTCTTTACAAAGACATAGCGCCATATTGCTTAACCATTTAAAATTTTCTAAAGACGCAGAAGCCCAAATAGAAGCTGGATGATTTTTATGTGTTTGTTTGTATACACCCTGTAAATTATGTTTCCAAAAGGCATTAGAGAGAAGCTGTGTGGATTCAAGAATCATCTTTACTGTGTGTTTGTCGCAATGATATTCTGCTGCAAGCATTGGGTCTTCATCTAACACGAAGATATTCATGTCTATATTATACTACCTGTTGTGGTTTTGTCAAGAGAATTTAGTTCAGCTTCTTGACCGCTTCTTCTGACCAGTACGTTTCAGTAGTCCAGTTGGGATTCTTGGTGAAGCAGACATATCGAAGAGTCTCACCGTTGGTAAGGTGCAGTAGAAGTGTGGGCTTGGAAAGTTCAACGGAACTAGTGGTGTGAGCAATCGACCCAAGGTGCACAACTTCCCACTTTTCAGGATTGCGAATCTTACCATTCTCAAAGATTACAATTGCACAGGTTTTAACTTCCTCATTCTTTTCGTTTCGACGCATGATGCAGGCTTCAGCACTGGCAATTTTTGCACCAAACTCGTTGATAAGCACTGCCGCCTTAATCCAGTTGAAGATGTTGTAGGTGAAAGTCATGTTCAGGTTCATTTCCTTCTCCTTTCATTAGTATTATACTGCTATTACTAATGAAAGTCAAGAAGTTTCTCCCATTTCTTTCGAGGCAAATTTTGCCTCTAATCTTCGTGCTTCTTCCATAATCATTTTAACAGATTCCATTGGATCACGATTTTCCATGTTTTCTTTTGCCACAAGGTGCATTTCTAATTCTCTAATTTGATTTTCGGTTAAATCCTCTAACCTGCTTTGATATACACTTTTGGCTAACTTTTTTAATTCTTTTATGTGCTTATCCATTTTTCTTAATCCTCTTTTGTAAAGTTGATAGACCGGATGCTGCTTTTCGTAATTCCTTGTTTCCTTTGATAAGACATGCTTCAATAGTTGCGACAGAAAATCTAGTGACCATAGGTAAATCTTTTGCTTCTTGTATTGAAAAATGAAAATTATTGCTCAAAGTATAATTAAAATTTCTGAAAATAATTTGCACTTTAAATGTTAATATATTATTAAAAAATTCATAAGCAAGATTAATACTATACATAGGTTTTATAATCACCCACATTAACACTGTTCTATTGTAACCAGCATCATCAATAAATACATGTTCATCAATTTGCTCTTTTAGTCTTTCGTTAAGAGCAGTTTTTAGATTTATTAAATGTAAATTATTACAAAGTTCTGTCATTGACATCACTTTCTCCTATCGTGGATGAGTAATAGCATATTTACGATCATGCATACCCAAATGACCATCTAAAATCCAAGGATTAATTGGTTTTCTACCATAAAAAGAACAAACCTCTTCCCACTGTTTTACTATTATATTATATCCTTTATTTTGTAATATTTTAATAGTATGCATCATAGTTAAATCTTCAGAAACCAAATGTGGTTTTTCCTTATTAGGAATTGCAAAGGCTTCAGGTTCAATATAAGCCTCAATTAGATATTTAGCTAACTTCTTACTAATTCCTTTAACACCACCTTGAATATGGTCATGTATGTACGTACCAAAATAATCTGCATCAGGTAATGGGTCTTCAAAATGTCTAAAAATTTCACAGTCTGGATCTAATTTAATTAGATACTCTACATCTTTACTTTCAAAAATTTTAAGATATCGACTAATCCATTTTGTTCCATTTGCAATTGGTTTAAGATACTCGCCTAAATGTGTCATAAAATAGTCAGTATTGTCTCTAAATGTCCAATTAAATTGGTCACATTCTTTTTGTTGGTCGTATCCATCAAATACTACATCACAATAAGTGTCAGGGAAATACCAATTAATTTCCCTGTAGAGATGTATAGCTTTGCCAACATCATCACGGACATTAATTAAGAAACTGAATTCTTCCATACGTTTTCAACCACACTTGTTAAGTTTTTTGCAAAAATTTCTTCAGTATATTTCTCACGCTCATGTAATATGTTTTCTCTGAATTTTTTAGTTATTGCATTTTCATTGGAAAATAAATCATATGCAAACTCTAAATCGCGTTTAGTAAGATTAGCATCCTTATTTGGGTTAGTCATTAAGAAAGCATTGTCATCTGTTAAGACTTCATTAACACCATCTACTGTTGTCGCTGCAATAGGTAATCCCATTGCCATTGCTTCTAACAGTGCAATTGGAGTGCCTTCGTAGAAACTTGGCAAAATGAATGCATCAGCAGAAGCATAGATATCAGGCATTACCTCTCTAACCATCTGCTCAATCATATGAATATTTGTATTTAATCCAGTATCCTGTAAAATGCTGTAAAGTTGATAATAATCCGTGCCATCGCCAACCCAAATCCAATGTAAATTATTAAAGTTCTTTTCTTTTTCTCTAAGTTTATGAATTACATCAAGTTGGAGATGATATCCTTTTGTTCTGTCAGTTCTCGCAACAGTTAAAAATACTCGTGCTGTCTTGGGAATTTGAAGAACTTCACGTGCATAAAATGGGTCAGACGTTTTGTAACGATTTGTATTAAATTCTTTGTCAAAACAGGGGTAAATAACTACGCCTTTATCTTTTGGTAATCCTAAATCCTGTAATGATTTAAGTGTGTTTTGACTAACTGCAATAACTTCCTCTGCACCTTTCAAGGCACATTCCACCCATGCTTTATCATTGCAGACTTCTTTATACTGTTCTGGAACTAAATGAGCCACAGAAACATAAGGAATACCCACTAGAATAGCTTTTGTCTTTTCAAGTTTATTTGATTCTGGTGATTTGTCACTGAATATGATTAAATCTGGTGTGACATGCTCTAACAATGAGACGAAATTTCTACGGTCCTTATCAGACCATGAAAAGGTCAGTTTATATTGTGCCTCTAAATTTCGACACGCTGCCTCATTCCAAACTTGAATACCATATTTAGGATAGTCTGTGTAGATTAATATGTTTTTACTCATTTAGCCTTTCCAGTAGATTTTTCCTTGTTTCGGTTAATTTTTCCTTATAAAGACCTAAAGACAAGTAATAATCTATTTTAGCAATTGCATTTTTAATGTCTTTTATTTTATTTCCACCTAGTTTGGGTTGACTCTTTAATTCTCGTTTAGTCCTTCTAGCAGCAAAATTTAAATAATTTATAACATGAAAATCATCTTTAGTATATGTATGTTCTATTTTGTCTTCTACGTATCCACCAGAAAGTCGTCTATCTTCCTTTGCAGCTATTACCATTCCAAGAGGATACAACATTAAATATTCGTCAGTTGATTCATCCCACAAACTACACTTCTCCCTCACAGGAGAATATAAACTAGTTGGTATGCTCGTTATCATTATTTAATTCTTTCAATAGATTAGATAATTGTGCTAAAGCTTCTTTTTTAGTTGTAAATTCACCAAGATAGAAATTTTCCCTGTCCGTTGAATTTGGGTAATAAAACTCAGCAAGAATGAAGAATTTATTTTCATTTGCAGTTGCAACACGAAGTTGCCCTATGTACCGAGTATTTATCAATGTTTCATTTGTAGTCACTAACCATTTCATTGCGTTTCTCCTTAGTTTAATTATACGACCACGTTAGTCTTTTGTCAAGTAAATAAAGTTGGTTTTCTCTGGATGGAACCAATTTAAACTTGACATTGTGTTCACAAAATGACACACTCCATCATGTACAGATTCGTTTAAAATACCTTTTTCTATGTTTGGAATTTCATTAGGATTTACAACTTTGCCATAAATAAAATCATGTATTACAATAATACCACCAGAACGAACCATTTTCATTGCTTTATCAAAATCATGTTTGATGTAAGGATAGGTGTGATTTCCATCAACCAAACAGAAGTCAATATCTTTAATGTTATGTTCTTCTGCTTTAAATTGTATACTGTCCATAATGAGAAAATCTATATTACCATCGTTTTTACATTCCATTCCAATTTCATCTTTAGGTAATACTTTATTTCCTTGTACAGGGTTATATGCAGAAGAGTCTTTAGGAATTACATAATCTAAAGTCCAGATATGTTGACCTGTAACACAATGTAGTACATGGGTAGTTAGTCCGCGCCAAGTTCCAAATTCGTATATTCCCTTACCAGTATTGGATTTACATGCAAGAACACACAGAACTTGACGTTCATATTTTGTCATCATATGTTCGTGAACATATGGAATTTTATTTAATTCTGATGAATATTTTATAATTTCATCATTAAAATTTACTACTGTTATCATTTTTGTATTGTGTTCTTTTTAAGTAAATTTATTAATGATTTTTCAGTTTTTACAACGTATACTTCTGGTAAATAATGAAAACACTGCCAACGCTCACCATACACAACAAGCATATATTCCATCGCAAGACCAAATCCGAACTCGCAATGTCTAGCACCACGAGAGCCATTGTCACCAAATACCTCACAAGCTACTATTGTATCTGCACGTTGTAAATCAGCTAAATCATTTAGAGCTTCTTTCCGCATCTTTTTGGGGGTTACTTTACCATATGGCACAGACACCTTATTTGGACTGTGCCAAGTTGAGACAATTTCTTGCCCCTCTGCTATTAGTCTTTGTGCTAAAGCTTCAACCTGATCCTTTGCACCATATCGTGCAGCAAGATAAATTTTCATGGTAGTGTAGTCTCCATTATCCAATCGTAAAATGTTGCATAGCAAAAAGATAAATATTGTAAAGCGTCAGCACGGCTTATTTCTAATATCTCATTTTTATTATAATTTTTATTGTAACAAATTTCTATAGAATGTACAGAAGGATGTCTACTATAATTTACTACACAAACATATCCTTGGACTGTTAATTTATTTGGTATTACAAAAATAACACGATTAAATAGTTGTATGCGGTCTAATTCTTCTTCGGTCATAAAATTTCCTAGACTTTGGGGAATTTTGGTGTCCAATGACCTTCTACAAGATTAAAGTCATCAAAAATTAATGGTTCTTCAGCTTGCATTACTTTCAACATAGCAGTTGCAACTAAAAGAATCTCTTCTTCAGCAGCAGCACAACAACGAAGATTAAAAATATGTCTAAGAGCACGTAGATTACCCGTCCAAACCCCTCCCGTTGCTACCCCCATTGGGATAATACGACGCATCATACTTGTAATTTGTTTCTTATATTTAAATTTTGACTCAGGAGAAAGTTCATCCTTCCAAATATCAACCAATTTGGTGTAATAATCTTCAACAAGAGTAAATACATTATTGACAATCTCTCTTGATTTTTGTTTTTTTGCAGCTAATAGACAATTATCTCCATCTTCCTCTTGAAGACTGGTTGGCATCCAAAAAGGAATGTCTTCATACCGAATATAACGCATTGAACCTTAGAAATGGCCATACCAGCACGATGTCGGTTCATTTCTCCTGTGAAAACTCTGCTAACATTTTCAAGAGCAAAGGTATAATTAACATGTTCCATGACAGAACCATGTCCACTTTTGAGAATATTGTCAATATATTCCTTTGCATCATCACGAACTTTTGTAACATTGGGATTAAGCAGTGGTACAAAAGCTTTATAACACCTTTTACCAGCAAGCATCATAAGTTGCTCACCCGGTGTTCTATTAGGATCAAGTTTGTAGTCTTCTGCTTCAAGACTATCAAGCCAGTCTCTTGCATTATTATTGCAAATTTGTGTTTTAGCTAACAAAAAAACAGTTGGCTGAACATTGTGCATTACCTTCTCCTATTTACTATTCCTTAAAAAACGTAAGCTAAAAATTTATCTTTAATTTCAAATATTACAGAATTACCTGTAAATAATGCTCCTTGAGTAATTATTGCTTCTTTAGATATTTTTAACTTATTTAACATAATATCTAGATTATTTTGAGCTTTTTCTTTAGAAACACCCACAGCAATTTTACAAAGCATATTTATTCCTCATATGGAATACTGAACGACCACTCATCTTTCAACAAATCAGAATCACGTAAATATCCAGAAAAACTATTTGTACTGTCACGAATAGGAACTATTCTTTCTTCATTAATCCAATTTATCATTCCTATAAAATAAATTTTTTCATGCTTGGTATTATAAATACCTTGAAAATTACATAACCAGTTAATTTCTTCTTTGGTCATACTTTCTCCTGACTATATTATACAATGAGAGATTGAAATGTCAAGGAAAAACCTGAAGAGTGAAATATATATTCACTAACTCAGTATGACGGTCGTGATTTACTTCTTACTCTCTTCATTGGTCTTGGTTTTATTACCCAAATTCCTCTGAGAGTCTTTGTTTATCCTCTGCCGTGAATCCTCACGGTGGAGTAAGGCAAAAGCTTTTATGTTTTTCGCTGCATTAATATCTCGATCATGGAAAGTGTTACATTTAGCACATGTCCATTCTCTGTGTTGTAACTTTAGGTTTTTATTTATTTCTCCACAAACTGAACATATTTTGCTACTTGGTTTAAATTGTCCTATAAATAAGAGATTTCTACCATACCATTCTGATTTATAAGTTAGCTGGCGTTTAAACTCATACCAACTAACATTACTTATAGCTTTGGCTAATTTATGATTTTTTAACATATCTGTAATATTTAAATCTTCTAAGCAAATTGTTTGGTTCTCACGAATTAGCTTAGTAGACAATTTTTGCAAAAAATCATATTTTTGATTCGTAATTTTTTCATAAATTTTTGCTACAATGAGTTTTTGTTTTTCTCTGTTTTTGCTTCCTTTCTGTTTTTTATTGAACATTCGTTGATGATGTTTTAGTCTTTTTTCTTGTTTATTAAAATATTTAGGATTTGTAATTTTATCACCATTTGAAGTTACACAAATATCTTTAAGTCCCAAATCTATACCAATTGTTGTATTGCTTACAATGGGTGGTTTAGTGGGAATTGGTTCACCAGTATCAACTAGTATACAAGCAAAGTATTTATTTGTTTTTGTTTTTACAATGGTTGTAGTTTTAATCTTACCTGTAAATTGTCTATGAAAAACACATTTAATATTTGGAATTTTCATAATGTGTAATAAACTATTATTAAAATCTACTTTTGTATATTGAGGGCATTGAAATGTTTGTTTTTTATTTTTAGATTTAAATACTGGAAATTTTGCTTTGTTATTATTAAAATTTGTGAAAGCATTATCAAGATTCATAAGAGCCATCATTACTGCTTGACTATTTACTACTTTTAACCAGGGTAATTCCTGTTTTAATTTTGGTAGTTGTTTTTTAATTTCATAACAAGTGATTTTTTTGTTTTCTGCTTGGGTTTTAAGTCGTTGTTCTAGCCCCCAATTATAAATATATCTACAACACCCAAAATGCTGCCCTAAAAATTTCTTTTGTTTTTCTGTAGGATATATTTTATATTTATAAGTTTTTAACATTTAGAGAATCTTTATCCCCTTTCTAAGTATATAATCTAGTTTTTTATAAAAAATAGAGGGAAATGGTTAATTTAAATAGTATGACGGTCCCGTATTTAAATTAACCATTTCTATTTACAAAGTCTACCGTCTTTGTAAATATTTTTTCCTCTATAAACTCTTTACTCTCCAAGTACTTATCGAAATTTTCAAACAAGATGTTCTTCTGTCCTTCAGTGTACCCATATTCTATAATCGTACATGGACATTTTGAATTCCAAAAGATTGTTCGTGGAATTCTATAACACGTAGCCATGTGCATAAAGAAACTGTCAAGCCCAATATAATGTTTACAGGAGGATAAAATCTTTATTGCCAACTCTAAATTTTGAATTTCATCCAAATCTATAAATGTTATATTGTTATCGTCTAACTTTTTTATTAGCTTTTTCCATAATTCTTCAGGAAGCTGTTTTAGATTTTTAAATGTTGAGCATTTATTACTAATAGCAATAATATTACTAGTTTGCACCACAGGTATTTGTGGTGGCATAGTAGTATAATTTCTAGAAACTTTTACTCCTGTAATAAATTGAACTTTGTCCAATATATAATCTGCGTGGCTTGTTGATGCATGAATTCCTGCTTTAAATGGATACAGAACTTTGATTTCACCAAAGGAACGTCCAAATTTAAAATTGTACCCAAGCAATGTTAATAGAAAGTTATATTTTTTATAATCAATAAACACTTCTATGTCAGAATTAGCAAGATTTGTAAATGCATTATGACTAAGTATTATATCTCCTATGGCACCGGGATGTAAATGCCTAAGTGTTACAACTCTCATATCCATTTCTTAACAGGATGCCATAGACCTTTTTGTGTTACATCTATATTAGATTCTAGTTTTTGAAAACTAATATTACCTTGATAATTACTAAATCCTTTTGGTGGGTAGCCAACCCTATTTGCTAAAGTTGGAAAACGTACCTCACAGAAAACGCTGACAAATTCCTTTTGTAATAATTCTACCATTTTAGCCAGAACAATATCATCAATTAGAATTACTGTAAAAGGCATTATACCAGTATAAAATGGCTTATAGCTTTCAGGCAAGTTATTATACTCTTTCTTCCAGTACCATTCTCCGTCTGTTATTCCTGCTCGTCCAGCAACTACAAAAGGATCGTTCCAGTTATCACCCCAAAACTCCTTGAGATTCATATTGCATCGTACATCAGCTTCAAGTAAAACCCACTTTTTACAATTATTCTTTTTGTTTAACCACCAGAGATAGTTTAATAAATCACAATTTTGCCAAGCTTTGTTTTTATTGATTGCCACACGTTGCCAAATATCATTTAAATCGTGTAGCTTTTTCGCGGCTAAACCATCTTTGAATGGAATGTTACCTGAAATAGTTTCAATGGGTACATTAGGATTATGTTGTTTCATTAATTCAATATGTTTTGTTGTAACATCATTTGTATCAATGTGTCTTACAACAATTCCATATTCTAACATGTGTTAGTCCAAAAACGTTGATTCGTCATTAAACTTTCTAGCAAATAGGCATTCATGTGTTCCATACGCATCAGTATGTATATTATAATTTAATGCTTCTTGATATTCATCCGCAGTCAAGACTTCTGGACCATGTTTACCTTTGATATGGTTATAATACATTAAATGATGTTTTGTGTTTAATGAAAATTTTGCTAACATGGTTTGAAAGTAAAACTCAACAGGGAATATCGTATTTCGTTCTAGGAACAACCTTCGTCTATCATTTTTCCATCTATCTAATACATGTCGTGCTGCATCCTTGGTAATTGCCCAATATGCATATCCACAATAAGGGTCTAATTCGTGGTAAACAATATTGAAATCTTTAGGAATACGTACCGCTGGTTTATCACCTTCTGGCCAAGGTAACTTTTCACAGCTTATGAATTCATTATATTCATTTGTATTGAAAAAATCATTAATATAATCAGGTTTGACAATAGGATAGTCAGAACCACTTAAAAGTACAATATGTGTTACGTCTTGTGAAACACCATATTCTAGCAAATTAATAGTTGCTTTAATGGTGTTCCAATCTGCCCAACCAGTTCTTTGTGGATTATTAATTTGTTTGGATAGGCATAACTCAGAAAATTCAGTAGGATAAAATGTATCTAGATTGAGAAATACTTTTGCATATGGTTGGTCAATAGCCGTAATAAGCCTATGAAGATGCTTCGGATTATTATGAGCTAATATACAGTATGCTATCATTGAACCACCCAATTTACCTTTTTGAATGCTTTTAAGTCTCTACCACCAGCATATGAAATGCTGCTACGAAGGCTTTGGTCAATTTCTTTATATTTATCAACTATAGAGCCACGATATGGAATTTCAATTTTGCAACCTTCTACGTATTCTTTAACACCCTTATTATGTTCACTAGCAGAACCAAAGTATTCTTTTACAATTCGTCCATCAGGATAGATAATCTTTTTTCCCGGTGATTCTTCAAATCCAGCCACTAAATTTCCAGTCATAACCCAACTAGCACCAGCAACTAATGCCTTAGCAATATCTCCATTCTGAGTAATACCCCCATCAGATATAATGGGTTTCTTTGCAAAAGCAGCACATTCCAAAACAGCAGAGAATTGTGGTCTGGAAAATCCTGTTTGAAGTTTGGTAATGCAAACTTTTCCACTTCCTATTCCAACCTTAGTCGCATCTGCTCCCCAAGACTCTAATGCGTGTACACCGTTCCCTGTGCATACATTGCCAGCAATAACAAAAGTGTCAGGAAGATTTTCCTTAATAAGAGCAATCATCTTCTTCATTTTGTCACAATGACCATGAGCAATGTCAATTGTAATATAATGAATTTTTATTTTTAGTTTTTTTAATTTTTTAATAACCTCAATACTGTCTTGGTTGACGCCAACAGAAATTGAAACTAGGCCAATTTTTTGCATCTTTTTTGCAAAGTCAATAATATCAACACCAAATCTATGCATAACATAGAAGTAACCATTTTGAGTTAGCCATTTTGCTAAATTAAAGTCTATAATAGTTTTCATATTAGCAGGAATGATAGGAAGTTTAAACTTCCAATTTCCTATAGTTTGCCACGTACTTACTTGTTCTCGTGAGTCAACAAGTGCTTCATTTGGTAATAATAGAATATCGTTGTAATGATATTCTTTATGTTTAGACATCAAATGCTCGTTCATTCATTCTTCTCCCAAGGAAATATGATCCAATCATCTGTCTCTTTTCCAATGTAAACAGGTTTATATGGACACCAAGGCTTTAAAACCAATGCTGCTGTGCCTTGCCAATACCAGCGTTCATCAGCTATGTAATCTTTAATTGTATAACCAGTGTCATAAACATCATCAATTAATAATTGTCCTTCTTGATGAAAGTGCACTGGTGGTTTTTTGATAATTTTAAGATCAAGTTTTAATACATAAGCTAGTATAGATGCTGGAATTATACCACCATTGGCAATTGCAACAATACCAGTAAATTTATGAATATCCGGTTTGATCTGTTCTGCTAACTTATTACAAAGATCAAAAACCTCTTCCCATGTCATTTCATGTAGTCGTTTAGATGGAGAACGATTCTGTGAATCCATACTTGCTGCTTTATATAGAGCCGCTAATTGTTCGTTCATTAAAAGTTTCCTTTAACCACTTGCTTGTACTGTTTATCAGGAGGATAAGCCCGTAAAAAAGCTTTACATAATTTTATCATATACTTGTACCAATATTTTTTATGATACATCTGTGGCAAATCATTCATACTTTCTATTCTACGTTTTTCTATTAAATTTTTTGTATTACACCACAAATATAAAGCATTTCTTTTAGCTAAAAAGATTCTACAAGAATAGAATAAGGACAACATTTGACAGAAAAACTCATGCTGATCATAAAAATCTTTCATTGTAAGTTTTTGTATCTTTTTATTGTATAAATAAGCATGACCATACTCATGTACTAATGTACCTAGCAAATCTGTAGCACTGTGTGCATTGTAGAAATTATAACCAAGAGTTATAATTTTTAAAGTGTCATCATATTCTGCCAATCTATCATTACAAATTTTGTTTAATACAGTAATAGGAATTGATCTAATGGATATTGGCAATACGATTAAGTTTTTCTGATTTTTGTTTACAAAAGGACCAATATCTGTTTGAGTTATATAAATAATTGCCTTTTTCAAATCACGTTTTAATCTATAATTTTTAAGAATTTTATCATATGTCCTAAAATTAGTAATAAGTTTATGCATGATAAAATCCTTTACCACCGGCTACAAAAATCAAAAATTACAGGTTTACCTCTATACCAACCAACATTATTAGAATGAACATCATATTTTGCATGAATATCTTTTTTGTATCTATCCAAAATAGTTCTCCACGCCTTGTATTGACGTGTTAATTTAACTTCATTCTGAATTAGTATTTTTCTAGTTTTATAAATTGGGTGTAAATAATCTTCCTTTATATCTTTTGGAACATAATAGCTATCATACTTATAACTATCTGAATGTCTATATACTTTAATTATATATTCAGGATACTTTGGATGCTTTAAAATATTTTTGTAATATCCGTGGTTGCTTTTACAAATTAAATGAATAAATCCATTTTCTGTTAGCTTTTTTACAATTTTATCTCCATTATTAATTTTACTTACTTCTAATTTTTGTATTACAGCAATAAGTTTCTTTCCTTTGTCGCATGGCTTTACAATAGGCATATGAAACCCCTAATAAGGAATAATATCTCCATTTTCCTTCATGGCTTGGTCTTCTCGTTTATCCAAGTAACGTCTTCGGAACTCATCAGCACAATGTTGTGCTGCATAAGTACAATCATGTAATGTTGTATATCGTTTTTCTTTCTTTTCCATATATAACTTCATTAATGTAAAAATACAATATTCCAATTCACCCTTTGTCTCAATATTTGGTAATAAGTATAAATCATCAAACCTCTTACGATCTTTTTCTTTGATGTATGGCATGGCTACTTCTCCTTTTTCTGAGTTTGTCCTATATTATTTTTTTGTTCTGCTTCCATGATGTATCTAAGAGCAGTTTGATGCCTAGTCTCTCCCCCAAATTTACTAGAAACAGCAAGAAGCAACTCATTATATTTTTTACGAATCTCATTCGTTTTACGTGCTCTATGATTGTGGCTCATAATTATTTTTCCTTAAATTAATGTAAATCATTACACAAAGTAGGATTGAAAAATTTAAAACCAACTTCTATTTTTTTATAGAAATCAATTAATGTGGCATCATTGGTAATTAAATAATCAAAATTATCAATCATCCAACCCTTCTCTGATTCATGAGTATCTGTATTAACTAATGATGGACGAACAATCTTAATAACTTTGCCATCTAATTCATGGATAGCATCAACTTCATGTTGAAATCTAACATCAGCAATAATGATATTAGAGTCTTTATTTACATTTCTTAAAAGAGATTTGACCCAAAGCTTTCTTCCAGTGGTAGTTTCAAACTGAGGGAACATTTTACAAAGCATTAACTGACCCCACTCCGTACCAATTGTGGTTAATGCTTGCCTAGGTGAGATGCCCCAAAAAGGATCAACAACCTCTTTTAAATCACCATTAACATGCTCTTCTGTCCAACCAAAGATAATTTTTACCGCTTCTTTCATAGGTGTTGCCAATGACCGTTTTTCATAAGAAGGATCAATATTTCGTATAATGTAGTCAGCAGCAGTGTCTTTGCCAACACGCTTTTGTCCTAACATTCCTAGAATCATAGTATCCTCCATTTCAAATTATACAGGTGTATCAGGGTTTTGTCAAGCGAAATTTCTTTCCATTTTTAGATCGTTGATAAGGGTCAAATTTATTCTTACTCATTCTATATAGTTGATTAAACCACGCATCAGGAATTGGCAATATTTTTTGTATCTTATCTTTAATTTTACTATTTGCATAATCATACCAAAAACAATAATCAACACTAAGGCAGATAGCCACAGCTTTTACCTGTTTTAGTGGTATTTTATATAGATTTCTATGAGAGACAACTTTAGTATGAGTATTCCAACCTGAAGAATCTGTACTAAATGGATCAGCTTCGTCTTTTAGTGTACAAACACCGGATTTATTAGTATAATTATCCATTTTAGGTGGTAACCAAATAAACTTACCTTTGTTACGCCATATAATATGATTACCCCAAGTGCCGCAGGTTAGCCTTGGTGGTGTTTTTTTCTGTGTATCATCAGCAAGATCACTGTGATAATCTACATTAATTAGAAGATCACAAGGATTCTTATTTGCCCAATTTAATATATGATGATGTTCATGATAAATCCGTATTGGAGCAGAGCAATTTTTTAATAGATATTTTATATATTTTGATAATGGTGTAATACTTTCCCAATAATCAAGATCAATAGACAGAAAAATAGACTTATTTTTAAACATATCTATCCTTTTAAAAATTATTCAGGTTATTTTTCGGCTTTATCGTCATTCAACGCATCCCAAATACCTCTTCGGAATACGTCTGGTTGATTCACTTCCAGCCATTTCACCATTGCCGAAATCTTGCTCTCTAACTTCTCAATGCGCGAGTTGAGTTCATCAAGCCTGTCGCACCATTCTCCGCAATGTGGGCAGACATTCTTGCCATCGGCCATGCACCATCCTCCTTAATTATTAATCGTCTTTTATTGAGTTAGCATGTAAATCATGAATTGCACGAAGACACATTGCAGCAGTTTGTAATAATTCTGTACATATTTGTTCTTCACTCCGTTTTTCTCGTTTCAATCGCACCTGTTCCCAATATTCATCTAATTCTTCTAAAATAACAGCATAAGCTTCATGATCCGAATTCATTGAGGCATGTAATTTCATTGCCCGTGTTAATTCAGATTCTAATTTACAAAGCATTATGTCTATGCATTTTTCATTTATTAAATCTGATTTACCTGATCCACAAACATACAACCTGCCTTTATTGTCCACCTTTGCGATTACCTGTCCCAGATATGAAGAATTTACTATTCCACTGTCTCCCGGCTTGCACCATCGACCAAAATGATAATATCTACCAAATAATTTCATTATTGGAGCAAGTAAACGAATTATCATTTTCTTCTGTACCTTTTTTCCCATGTTGCTAAAGCAACATCTGCACGTTTAAATTCTTTTGTCTGACACCCACAATTATCATTACAACAAACAACAGTAAAATATGAATTTACAATATCATAGAATTCGGTTTCTATATATTCATCTCTAGTTTGTAATTTAGCCTTTGAATTACAGAATGGACATCGTTTCATTTTTCTACCAATCTACCTTTTTAGCATTGATACAAGCATAGCCATAAATAGCAGTTAATGCAACATCTAACAACTCTTCTTTAAGTTTTTTAGCGGAACCACTATGCACAGCCTCATTGAATTCATCAAATTCTTCTTTTAGTAATCCTTGAATTTCGTGTCTAGAACTAAATGTGTGTGGTCCTTTTCGTTTTATTTCTTTAAACAGCTTGGCTATCAAAGCATCAATAGCTACATTTACTTCATTTGTGGTTAGCTTTGGTCGTTTAGATAGCATCTGGTTTATCTATTCCACAATGTTTACAACAATATCTAATACTATTAAAACCAAAATTAACCCATTGATGATTACAAACTTTTACTGTTTCTGTTTTTACTTCCATTTCACCATTAACAAGATGCGGTTTTAATGCTGGATGAATTATTGTCATATTTAAAGTAGAAGCACCATTTAATATGTCATCTACTGTGTCATATAAATCATTACTTGCTTTTGAATAATCAACATCATAAAAAATTATAAATTCTCTATTGTTAATACCTAATGGAAGTGGTGGGTCTTTTGGTAAAACAAAACCACCAGAACCCTGATAAAAATTCCAAACACCATATTGTGGGTTTAAAAAATTAAATATCTCTAATAAAAATCTTTTTGGATTAGACTCTTTCGTATGACATAAAACATACCTTTTGGACACACAACCACTAATTACTTCGTCATAATAATGCATAATTAATTTTTTATTTGACGAATTAACAGTTTGAATATTCATATTTTAATATTTCCTAAAATTAATATTCAGGATACGGAGTAGGAGGAATAAATTTCTTTACTGGATAAGTACGACACTTGGGATTGATAGCTTCCTTCCAAGCAGTGGCAACTTGATTATAGTGCATAAGCCTGTTATATGCAGACGTTGGAACACTAGGTGCTTTGTCTACAAGCTGTTCTGCAATAGCTTCAAAGTACTTAGCCCAAAGCTCATTACGATGTTCTGGCTTCAATATCTTTGAAAGACGTGACAGTGCAAGCTTTCGACCGAACCATTTATTATACTGGTCCCTTGGGTTACAACTTGCACACTCTTCTTTAATAGGTACCCAAGCACCATTAACATCAATGCTAAGAACAACCAATGTGTCACCAAAAATATGCTTAAACGCCACACGGTGCTTCCTGCCGCTAAAAACTGTGTAAAATTTCATACGTGTTCTCCTTTTCGTTTCCTAGTTATATTATACTGTCTCAAAAGCCAATGTCAAGCGTTTTCTTCCCTAGAAATTAACCAACGCATATTCTGCACCATGTGAAGTGTCAAATTCAGCAATCATAGTACACACTCTCCTTTTAATCTTCGTTCCTGTTTCTTTTTAAGCTTCTCTAAACTATCAAGTGGTAAGAATGTTACTATTTGTGCTCGTAATTTGTCATAAACTACTAATACACTCTTACCCTTACATTCAAGTTTCCAAACTGTTGCCCTGTTAGAAGATTTGTAAATGAACTCACCCTTATTACTTTGTATGTCATTTACTAATGCTTCCAAGTCAAGTCTGTTAACTATTAGTTTGTATCTTTGCCTTGCTCTCCTTTTTGCATGGTCACGTTCTGCCCTTCGCTTAGAATGGCTCATGCTGTACTCCATATTGAATTGTCAACATACCCTATTCAAATTATACAGGCAGATAGGGCATTTGTCAAGCATGTTTTTAATTTTTAATAAGGTTTCACTTAAAAGTTTGTAATAATTTTGGGATTATAATAGATGGGAGACTTTGTTTAGGAGTAACACTTAAATGGCTAATAATTTGCCTAGTGATGGAAATAATCGTGCAGTTCAGGCTTTAAAGCCTGTTGTTGGTTCATGGCAACGAATTGAGTTCAATACTATATCTGGTAATAAGTTTAACATTAGGGATGCTGAAATTGTACGGTTTCGTGCATCTCAGGAATGTTACATAGCATTCGGTGAAACTGTTTCCAGTGGTTGTATGGTTTTAGATGATAAAGCCGCTGAATACTTCCATGTTACAGGTTTTGACCGGATTGAAGTTCTAGGAGTGTCTACTGCTGGCTATCTTAGCAAATTGAAAATGGATTACTAATCCCTTCTTTGAGGTTTTACCAATGCTAGGTTCTCCCGGCAGGTTAACAAGAGTTGGAAATGTTTCATTAAATGCTATTAAAAAAATTTTAAATAAGATTGGATTAGGATATTTAGCAAATAATGTTGTTTATATGCTTTACCCAAATGATCCTTCAAGGTCTGAAGGTAATAGGCATTATCTTTACACGCCGACCGGCGGCTGGGCGCTTTCTGGGACCATGACAGGCACGATGGACGCCTACGGGGATGTGACGGGCGGCACGTTTGCTATGTCTGTTCCTGCTGGCACGGTAGATATGGTTTCGTACTGGGGCACTCCGCTCAAACACACGAAATTCCCGTTCCTGTCCATCGGATTCAACCGCTCGCTGACCGCTGGAGAGATTGCATCCTTCACGTCTGCGCTGTCAACTTACGCTACGGCTGCTGGCGTTACGCCAGCCACTGCAAGCGTTACGTTCAAGTACGGATATTCGACCAAGTACCCAACAATCACAGGGACAACCTACTACGTCGATCCAGTGGACGGGAACGATGCGAACGCCGGGACTGCTCCGGGTGCTGGCAATGCGTGGAAGACAGTAGCCAAGGTAAACGGATTCGCATTCAACGCTGGCGACGGTGTTCTATTTAAGGGGGGTAACACATACACGACCGCGCTGAAGCCAACTGCGTCAGGCACGTCTACTGCTCCGATAGTGTTTGGCGCATACGGAGTCGCAGGCTCAACGCCTCCGATTATCAACGCTGCAAGCCCAATACAATGCAACGGGAAAAGCGGCCTGATGTTTAGAGGGTTGGTTCTTAGAGGTTCTGGGGCGCAAGTAACGGCGCAGTCAAACGAGAGTTATATCTGGCTCCTGTCGTGCATCTTCGAGTCTGCCGGAACATTTGGATTCTACGGATCTGCTAATGCAGCCGTAGTTATTGACGGGTGCGTGTTCTCGCGTCCTGCTCGATACCCAATATATTGCTCTGGGGCGTCAACAATCACCGCAAGAAATTGCGTAATCTTGCCATGTGTCACATCATCGGATGAAGGTCCATACAGTATAGGCACTGGCGGTTCGCTGGATATAGATTACAGCATAGTGAATACGCTGGTCACGCCATCGACAACAAGAGTAACGTATGGGTCGAACAATATCACAAGGGGCACACCTGGATTCACGTCATATCCTCCGACACCCGCCGTTACTCCGAGAATCACGTTTACGGTCGATGATACAGCAAATCTGGCAGACTTCAGCGCGTTCTGTTCTGGCGTCCTTGACCCGCTTGGATTGAAGGCCACGATTTTTGTATCACCTGCTGGTATGTCCGCTGGAGATCAGGCGACATGCGCAACCTTGGCGGCTGCGGGTCACGAAATAGCGAATCACACGCTTAACCACGAAGACCTTTCCGCGACAAATGCCTTCACGGTTACTTCGACCAACACGAACCCTACGGTGGACGTTGACGTTGCAACCACAACCATCGCATTCTCGTGTGATGAAGTCGGAAACCGCGTCACGTTCGATTGGTCTGGCGGCAAGACACTCACTGACCTCAAAGCGGCAGTGGCGGGAAAAGGCTGGACGCTGACTAACTCGGTGGAGAATGGGAAAACGAGACAGAATGGCTTGCTGATTGATTCGCTTGCTGATACGTCTGGAGCGCAAGCCGTACCATATACATGCGCTCTCGATATTTCCGCTACAAGTAAATTCTGGGATCACGAAATCAACGACGCAACGACGCAGATTGCCGCGATAACTGGAGTTACTCCGACGACGATGGCTTACCCATATGGCTTCAGTACAGCAAATTTAAGAACTTGGCTGGCGGCGCACACATCGCTGCTCGCCGCAAGAACGGTCGGAGGCGCAGTTCCGTCGCTCGCCTCGGTCCCCCAGTGGTTGATGATTCAGAGGCCATATCTTTACACCGCGTCATCCACAGAGGCGGATGTTCGGAAAATCGCAAGGGCGTTTCTTGCATTCGGAGCGTCTTGTCCGTCATATAATATTTTCTACGATCACGCCATGTCTTCGGACTTGAGGCAGCGTCACGCATGGTTCATCAATGAGTTTGTAACACTTGGCGGTGGAACACTGATGACGTTCGGCGCATTGGCCGCATGGATTAATGCGGACCATACGCTATCAAGCGGAACATGGACTAAGACGTATGACGTTACCGGAGCAGATTACACGCCATCATCTGGATCTGCGATGCTGACCGTAGGGAATCCATCCGCACCACACATCACGGTGGATGCGCTTGGCACATCCGCGCCAGTGTTTAGCAGCATTGGCGCAGTCCAGAAGTGAGTGAAAGGTAACCGGACTTACCTTGATATGCCAAGTGCCGCAGGATTGGCTAATGTAGCAACATTGACTGCTCGTGGTTGGGACATGCTAGTTTCTAGTTAGTGTTCTACTTTCTTAATCCAAACATTTGTAGGAATTTGTACCACGAAAGTTTTGTATTTTAAGGGAATAATAATACCAGTAAAGTTTTTATCATAAACTGGTCTTCGTAAAATACATCTATCTGTAACAACATCAATAAAATTGAATCCTTTTCGTGTAACCTTTACAAACTTAACAATTCGATGATTATAAGTAAACAACTCACCTAATGTAGCTTTTAAACTATAGAAGTTTGGAATCATACACTATAGTTTCTCCACTTTTTTGTGTTGTAAGTCCAATTCTCACCAAGAGGAATGACATGACTCCAAACAATAGTTTGATTTGGGTCAAGGTATGTATTATTTAACAACTCTTGATATTCTCTAATCTCTTCTGGTGTTGCTGGTTTTGCTTTTCCTATCTTAGCTACTTTCTTTGGTTCAGGCTCAATGCCAAATATTCTAGCAGCAGTTGTGCCTGTTACTAATGATAGAAACTTTCGTCTATCCATTTTTTCTCTCATATGATGAACTGAGCTTAATACGATTATTGAAACACATATGTAAAATTTCACTAAATGACATTTTCTCTAATTCTTCTGGATACATAAGACAACCACCAGCAAAAATAATATTCATTGCCAACTCTTTTAAAAATTGCTTCTTTTGATTTTCCCTATCTTCTGGCAGTGCTGGTTTTAGTGGTGGTAAAGGCAGCTTATCATTAATAATTACAGGAATAAGATATTGTTCATCTGGTGATGCATATTCATAATATTCGATTATTTCTGAAGTGTCCAAAAAACTAATAGAATACTTAAATTTATATTTAGAACAATCACATAATTCATTACATATTACAGATAAAACCTTATGCACTTGAGCTAAATCATATGGGTATGTCTTAAACAATAGATAGTCACCTTGTTTAATTTCAGAAAGACGTTTCAATTCAATTCTCATCATTACTTATCTCCATAAAGGTCTTTGTAAATCTTACGAAGGAAATTTAACATGTTCTGTGCCGCAACAAGTTTATCTGCTTCCGTTGCATGTTCTGTCCAAGCATAATCATCATATGGAGTATTTTGGCAATATTCTTTACCTGTTTTATCTTTAATTGGACAACCACTACATGTAGCAAATCCATGATAACGAAGACAAAGACCACAAGTAATGCTGCCGTTATCATCTTTAATATTACCACAATTATCAACAATATACTTCCATTTAGCAATAGACCAGCGTAATGCTTCTCGCCTGTCTTTAGGTTTTTTGCTTTTGTCCAGAAGGTCCAACACACCATCCGCGCCAATCTTAAATTCTGCTTTCATATTAGTTTCCTTTTTCAACAGGCTTTTTTTCGTCAAGAACCCAAACTAAATGCATTCGACCACAACTGTCTGTTACTGGCTTTTGAACATAACCATTTTCCATAGCTTTAATGGTTATTGAAGCATCATTATTATAAATTATGTATGTAGTTAATGGAACACAAACAGCAATAGCAAGGAAAAATATAATTACTGGAAAATATTCTGATTCTACTAATGTTTTAAGTATGTCTTTCATATTAAATCTCCTTAGTAGTAGCTTTTATACATTTTGTAATTTTTAATATCTACACGTTTTGTAATTTTAACTGCATCACATCCAATAGTGCCAGTGGGAGGGATTCGATTGAAACAAGGATATTTCCAAAAATCAATAAGGTTATAATGGTTCCAAGTCATAATAGGATTATACTTTGGGTTTTTAACTTCACATTCATATACCCTAGCATAACTACTTTTTCTAACCATCGGCCAAAATTTAAACAAAGCCTCTAAAGAACTAAACACATATAAACAGGAATTTTTAATTTTGGGTTTTGTCCATTTACCTGTTCGGTATCGAACAACACTAGGTCGGCAGTTATTAGTTAAATGTGAATAAAGCTTCTTGTTCTTTGCAGTCAACAGTTTGTAATAAGTCATTTCATCCCTCCTTTAGTTTCTATTATACTGTTAGGTGGGTAGAATGTCAAGACCTTTTCTTCTTTTTTGTTGGGTCTTTTCTAAAGCTGTATTTGTTAAATCCTTTTGCTTCAGCCATAGTAACATCACTTATTTTTGGAATTGGTTTAATAGGTACAGCTAAATTATTCATAAACATGGTAATTTCTTGATATGCTTTTATCGGATTAAAAATTTTAGCAAAATCAAGTTCTTTAAGTCGTGAATTGTAACAAATTGTATGTTGTTGTGACATACTATAATTTATTACAAAAATAGGACAACGTTTTTCTTCAAAAACTTTAATATACTGTTTTTCATATTCACCAACATGTAAGGTCTACTCTTTAAAGAATTTTCCAAAATAATCCCTATTTAAAATTCGTATTTTGTGGCTATACTTTGGTGATTCAAAATACTGGTCAATAACTTCCTTCTTGTAATATGTTTGAATAAAATTATCAATTTGTTTTAAATTATAACAATATGAAATGTTAAAGTGTGGAAGTGGAGCATTTAGTTTAAGTAATGGATATAATTTTCCACAAAAACCAACAACTGACAATTCAAATGTTGGGTCATAGTTTCCCCAACCATATAAGGTTGGAAAGTTCCAACAATGTTCTTCATGTATCTCTTTACGAAGGTAAAGAGTTTGTTTGTCTAGGTCAAGTTTTTGACCACAATCGTAATAGTCATGGAAATCACTGATAATTCTCATATTAATCCCGCCCAACCTCTTCCCAATATGATTTGCAGTTAAACTTATTATGCACACGCACTTTTCGTGTAATCTTAAGAGTGGAACATATTAAAGTTTCTTTTGGTGCACACTGGTACGGCATATTTGGTAGACAATGTTTATTTTTTCGTTGTTTCCAAAAAGTTGCTAAATCCTCTCTCTTACACATCATAATATCAGGAAATTTTTTAATACCGGCGACATCTTTTGCCTCACACTTCCAAATTTCATCACCTAATTCTACTTTTTGGGCGTCCTTTAACGTTTTAAAAATAAACAGCTTGCTATGTTTTATCTCAGGAGTGGTTCAAATATTATAGTTGTAACCAATGCACACATCATCACAAGCACGGCACAATGAAATCTTTTTAGGTAACCATAACTGTAATGCTTTAGTATAATAATTATGACAAATTATTTTATAATAAGTTTTCATTTATATCTCCTATTAGTTAATTTCCATTTTAATTATCCCATGATAAGAACTATGTCAAGAACTTTGTATTCTTTTAATCAATTTAACTTTTTTAACATAATATTCTTCCGTTTTAAGAAGTATAAGCTTTCCGATAATTCCTGAAACTTTACATTCATAAATAGCACCCGTTTTCCTCTGACAGGCTTCAATATCTGTACGCAAAATACTTTTGGCCATGCAAAGACTAGTTGTTACAAATAGACGTGGGTGCTTTTTATCTCTAGATTTAACCCAACTCCCAATCATATAACGAACAGGCTTAAAATGAAACATATGAGCAAAGCTAGAATATAGCTTTTTGTTTTTACGAAGCACTACTTTGTAATAAGTTTTCATTATCAATTCCCTTTAATTTTTATTGTTTTTAATTCGCCACAGACATTGCATAATATCTGTTACATAACAATTATGACCGTATGTACAATTTTTGCAAAGTTTTGCACAGAGTTTTTCTGAAATATTAGAAATACGAGTTTCTAATATTTCTTTTTGGGCTTGTAATTTTTCCATTTTTGACGCAAGCTCAATGACTGACTTTTTTGTTTTTTTATCAAACATATATAACTCTTTTAGTAAGTTTAACTTTGTCAACTAAAACTGTTGGTGCGCCATCAGAATCTTTATCTTTTACAGGATTTTCTACTTCACATTCATAGATAGAACCATTATTATCACAATCATATTTTAATATACTTGCTGCATAATTTAAATTTGTTGTTACAAATAGTTGTGGATTGGCTAAGTCTCTAGAAGCTACCCACTTATTTTTAATATTTTGCTTGTTCAATGGTTGGACAAATCCAAAGAAGTGTATCTTTAACTTTAGGTTTCATCCACTTATTTTTTGTGTAACGAATAGATATATCTGGTCTAAAAATGAATGACCATAATTGCTTATTTCGTGAACTCAAAACTTTGTATCCATAATTAATTTCCATAGTTATTAACCCCTTATATTATTTCTTTTTCAGGTGTAAAAAACGGTTTCTCCTTCAAAACCGCAATACACAGTTCTTTAATTCTATTCTCTACCTCTTCCCAATCCTTATTAATAGAAGGTTGCCAATTGTCAACTACCCATTGTAATCCTTTTCTAGCCATTTCATAATCATCTAAACTAGTCAATTCCATTGATCCGGTATTGCACTCATGAACAAACTCACAAGTTTGTAATATGTCACATTTTATCCATTTTGGCCTATATCCATCTTCACATCGTGCCATATTTTAACTCCTTATTTAACTACGTATGGTTCTTCGGGTTGTGCCTTTTTACATTCATGGCACATATTGTACAAAGTCCATCGTACACCACAGTTTTCACATAGTATACATCCACAAACACTACATCGTCGTACTTTTTTACTGGGTACTGATTCGTTACATTCTTTGCAATAATGAGTTTTCATTCTTTATCCTCAAATTGTTTACATTTGCATAAATCACAATGACCATCAAAGTGATCTTTGCATTGATGCCCACATTTGCAAAGCTGGTCACACTCATGGGCTTCGTCCCAATGTTGGCAAAATGGTCCAGAGTCATAGTTTGCCCAATAATCGTCTTCGTTTTCTTCTTCATCTTCCATTAGGTGCGTTCCTTTCCATATGTTTCATTATACAGTCACATAGTATTCTTGTCAAGAGTTTTTAACTTGTAATCTTTTAAGTGTCCAACCTTTTCTCAAAACCCAATTGTTACCTTTTACATCATAACAGGTAAATGATGGATTGTTTACAAGTTGACGAAGTGCTTCTTCAGCATTCGTTCCATATAAAATACCCATCATCTTTTTATTCTTTCGTAACACATACAAATGTTTCGGGTTATATACGTCACCTTCATATGGTATATTGAATTTCATTACATAACTCCTATGAATTTAAATACTTAATAATTTCTTTAATAACATCATCATTACCATGTTCCACTGAATTATAAGCATCTTTGTATACTTGTTTAAATAAATTAAAATGCTCCATCATTTTATGCGTGGAATATGTCGCCAAGTTGCTAAAAGAATCACTATCAAAGATTCTAAGGTAATAGTGACCGCTATATTGTTCACTTTTTTCAATTTCAATGTACTTATTACCAATTTTACATCTATACACATTTGAAATTGGTGTTCGCTCCCACACAATGTTCTTTTCAGTATGTACCAAACTGTCAAGTAATTTAAAAACTATCTCATTTTCCATTAGGTGCATTCCTTTGTATTGTCCCATGAAATTACAAAATAAAGATTTGTATTAGTAAGTATAACTTTATAACCTAATGGAGCAAAAATCTGTTTCATTCTGTTAAAAACAGTATCAAGGCTATGACGTTCACAAAGCTCTAATGGAGTCGGAACAACCCATTGATAGCATCCACGATCACTAGCTTTAACTATTTCAACGGCAGCTTGAATTTTAAGCCCATTAATATATGTCTCAAGTTCTTGCTGGCTACAAATGTCTGAATTCTTCCTTAATACATCTGCTGAAGGTATTTCTGATGTTGCTAACATAATTTTACTCCTTTAATTTTTATTTAGTATCATAAAATTAATTACATTATCTTTATCTTCTATTTGTGCAATCTTTGGCTCACCAAGTTCTTCCAATATACCATTGAGTAATCCAATTACACGAATATAATTAAAGAAATTTTTACCATCACAACTTCGGCCAATTGGAATTTTAGGATGATTTGCTAAATTATTATTACATTTACATTTCGTTAGCATTAATTGCTGTATTGCATCTTGGTCAAGGTCGTATGCTTCCTGTAAAATCTTAAGAATAGCATTCGTTACATTGTGTTTTTTGTTTCTTTTTGCCATTTGGTGCATTCCTTTATATCATTTTATCTTTGCCATTAATGATATTTGGGTATTGTTTAATTATCTCTCATAAACAATCCGCACATATACTTGCCGTAGCAGACTCATAATCTGGCTCTTGTCCAACCTGTACTACTTCATTAACATTCCTACCACAATTATCACACGTGCAACGTGTCCAACTATCATTTCCAATGATTTTATTTACTTCCTCTGGTTCAGGTGAATCTCCCAACGCTTTTAATTTATTGTATATTTCCTCACTGTCATCTCTATAAGAGTTCCATTTAGTACCGTTGTAATATTGTTGCTTCCATCGTTTGGCAGCAATTGCAGCATTTGTTTTCGTTGACATATATGTAATTGGCATAGTTCAATCCTTTCTTACTTTTAACCCGGTACTGTTTTTTAGTACCCCATCTTCCATAATTCTCACTTTTTGCCTGACAACCATCCTCTTTGCCATTCATAATATGGAGCATGGTTTTTACTTGCCTTATCTTTTGGTTTATTATAAGGGTTAGAAGTTATGGGTCGTCCTTTATTCTTTGCACGTTTTCCTTGTTTATAGGCAAGGGCCAGTTCTTCAAATGGAACCAATTTTTAGTACCCCCCGTGTTATTTTTCGCATAAATCATATTTTTGTCATTTTATGGAAGCATTGTAATAAATTATTACAATTTTTCCAAAAATTTTATATGAATGTCTGCGCGATAATCCACCCACGCAACGCATTCATAACAATCCTATTTTTCCCCCACTCCCATACCCCTACCCCCATGTAACCCTAGGAAGCTATGGGACTTATGGGATGGATAGGACAGTATCCCAGCATCCTATCCATCCCACTATGATAGCCGAAGCGGCGAAGCTCCGACTTCATTCCCACATCTACATTATACAGGCAACCTATTCACTTGTCAAGGATTATTCCCAATAAACTTTACCAGATACAGAACCAACACACCGAGTCAAACCCATATCTCGCATAATGCTATTCCTACAACGTGCAGCATTATTTGCACGTTGTGTCTTGCGACGTGCATTGACTGCCTTCTGAAAGCTTTGCGAACCAGCAGAAATTGCTTCACTCTGCGTACAGGTTCCCTTTGCAGACATTGCCCAAAGATAAGCAAACTCTGCATTATCATGGCATTCTTGCGAAAGAATCTGAACCCATTCGTTCTTACTCATTGTTTCGATCCCTCTCTCTCTGCTTACATTGTACGACTAACTTTAGCAATGTCAAGAACTATTATCAAGATATTACAAATTGGCACTAATGCCATTTGCTGCCATGCTGCAAGGCGATAGATGGCAGACTGCCATTGTCATACTTATTACAACCGTTTGCTAAATGGCAGCAAGGTAAACGTTACTACAGGTAAGACAGGTGAATACTTCACGAGTCAACAGACAGGCATTCAAAGATTCTCAAAGTTAGTTCTTGACTTTGGCATTCTCATCTGTACAATGTAGACAGAAGACAACTTAATGGAGTAACGAACGGGGTGAAGGTAGGGTAGCCGTGAAGGTACAAGCGGGAAACTCTACAACACATTGTGCAATTGGAATGGAATTCCCCGCTCACACATTCATGGATTCCCGATACGTTTCCCCATTCATTCCCAATCGTATTTAGTTGTCTTTTCTATTTGAATTATACAATGAGAGATTCCCAAAGTCAAGGGGAATCTCTCATGATTTTTACTGTCTCACGGTTCTTACAAATTCATAACCTTCGCCATTAATGTCAATAGTGTAACCAGCATGGTCGTCATTCTTTGCCCACAATTCAAACACGCTAGAATCGTCATTGTCTTGAAGGATTACCATATCCTTGTCTTTCCACCCCGCAACGTGCATTCCTGATTCACTAATCGGTTCTCGGTTCTGACTTCCACGTTTCGTAATCATGATCAATCCCTCTCTTTCTTAATTACATTATACAATGAGAGATTCCCAAAGTCAAGGGGAATCTCTCACGATTTTGAAAAGTCATAAGTCTAACGGTTTTGTTCAATAAACGTCTTTAAAGCTTCCACGTGCATAGGAATAGTATTCATCAAGGGGTTAGACTGACTCTTATGCTTGCTAGTCGTTACAGAATACTTGCTGATATTCTCATACCAAAAGCCACAATCAGAACAGACAAACAACGGCCAGTGATGGCCATAACTGTATACAACATAAAGGTTTCCATCCTGTGCACCAAACAGGTTATTAGCCTTGAATGGCTTCCGTTCCTGCACAAACTTCCGAGCGTTCCGGTTTGCAATCTTCATGTTTGATCCGTCCTTTCTTAATTACATTATACATGGGAGATTCCCCAAAGTCAAGGGGAATCTCTCACATTTGTTATTTATGCAATGTTTTGAAGAATTGATAGAGTATTGACAAGTTGGGAAACATTTTCACCGCGACTGTTGATAAATTCCAAGTCTTTCTTCAAAAGCTTAATAAACCGAGTTTTCCAATTGCCACTAACAAACAAACTAAGATAAAAGGGTATTCCGTCTTCTGCTCGTTTTGTAATATTTTGAATTCGTCCTACCATTTTACTATTCCAATGTGCCCACACAATCTTACCATTTTTATTTGATTCAACAATATCACCAAGAGAAATATGTGCAGAAACACTATACCGGCGAACGTAATCATACCCTGCCCAATCAAAGAAATAGCGAAGGGTAAACTTTCCAATTTGAATTGTATACTCTGTACACCAACTACTCTTTTGTCTTTTTGCCATAAATCCAAGTGCACGAAAGAACTTAGTTACATCTTTCACGTCACCATTAATTAGCTTAGGCATTTTCTTCTCCTTTGATCTTTGTTCTTCACACATTTACAGTATACAAGTAAGACTGTCATTTGTCAAGTTTAATTTATTACAAACTTTTTCCTTGACAAACAGACTTTCCACTTGTACAATAAAAATAGAAAGACAATCGAATAGGTGAGAACTACCAGAATGGGGAAACGTATCGGGTATCCATGAACGTAAGAGCGGGAAACTCTATTTTAAAAAATCTAATCATTCCACAGTCGGACGGCATGCCATTTTGACACGGTTGGCACCATGTCATTTTGACACGGTTTTATTGTCATAATGACATTAATGCCATTCGTTGCACATTGTGATCATGTCAAAATGATATGGTCATTCTGACATGATTCGTAACTTGTAATAATCTTATCGTGCCATAATGACAATAGAGTTTGTCAAAATGGCGTGTAGGATTATCAAATCTGTAAATTTGTTACAAATGGTAGTCTGTTACAATCCTTTCTCGGACCATAACAGACTACCACAACCTACATATTACATTCTACAGACTGACTAACCATTTGTCAAGGTAAATTGTGGATAATTCCTAATTGGGCTATGGTTACAGTATTTTTGCACAAACTCCAAACTAATGCCCTTAGCCTTACAAGTTTCCACAAACGTTGTTGCGTCACAGTCTTCTTCCAAGTAAACCGTCTTACCCTTCTGATAAGAATAAGGCGTAATCTTATCAAGAATGCCTAACGTGACAAGCAATTCCCTTTTGACTGCCATCCACCCATGTCCTGCATCCGAGTAAAATTTAACTTTCATGTTTTGATCCATCCTTTCTACTTACATTCTACAATTAACTTTAGCAATGTCAAGAACCAAATATTACATTTCCAGTCCAGTACTCGAATACGTTAATGCCTGAATTGATATTTCTCCCTTTCCTCTGATTCACATATTCTCGTGCCTGATTGTACGTATCAAAATTCGCTACAAGTTCACTGTTATGAAACACATTAAAGGTCCGGTCATTGCTGCGTTTGATCGTGAAGTTCATCTTTCTTCCCTCTCTTTCTTAATTACATTATACAGAGAGAGATTTTAAATGTCAAGAACTATTATTACAAATTTAAATCCTTGATATGATTAGACTTAGCTTTGTTGCGCGGGAAAGGTAGAAATTACAACCTTTATACTTATTCTAAAGGCAATACGTGAGACTACCCTATTATATTAGGATAATCTCACGATTTGCATTATTTAATTAAGTATTAAACACCTTTACATACTCGTTCTTAGTCAATAGCCTAACACCAAACGTCTCAGCATTATTATACTTCATCGCATCACGCCAGCAACAACCGTCACTCAAACTAATAAGAATATTAGAATCTCCCCGCATAACTATTACACCCTTGTTTGCTGCAACCAGATGATTCACGATAACACCCACTTGCCCAAATTCCATTTTTGCAGGACAAACTAAAACTTCACTTTGTGTTCCGTATAATGCGCAAGCCATTGTTTTTTCCCTACCTTTCTTATTTACATTGTACAGGCAACTTGTAATAAGTCAAGAAATTAATCCCTAAAAGGACCAAGAGCAGAATTTACTTCACTCAAATCATGTTGTATCTTTTCTCGCTCTGCCAGCAGGTTTTCTACCTGTTCCACGGTGTAATAATCTGGCAGGTTAATAGGAGCGTACAGGTTTTTAATGATAGCATTGTCAAGACGGGCCACATACACCGGAATCTCTTGATAGACGCAACCGCAGGCACCTTCTACCTGTTCCCAAGTTTTAACTGTCCAGCCAAGGGAATAGTCAGAATTATGTTTATAAATCTGCACATTGACCGGCAGGTTATTGAATTTTGGCAGCAATTCCTTAACCGCCAAAAGAAGGCTTCCGTCTGCCTTCAAAACCTTTTTTCCCACGTATCCGGCAAAAAATTCCTGCATCTTGTCATTGACAATCTTTGCGTAGTCAATGCACCGATTGTACGCTTTCACCTTTGCAGCCAGTTCGTTCTTGTTCATGTTTTGATCCGTCCTTTCTTAATTACATTGTACAGACTGAAAAGGTAAAAGTCAAGAATTATTTATTACAAAATATCTGGCAAATTATTCTCACAAATTCCACCATGTTTTTTAATTAATTCATGAATTACACTAACTGGCACGTAACCATAAACAGTCATACAAGGATTTTCTGGAGTTTCTGCATAAGGCAACAACAATTCTTCTACCTGATTAGGGTATCCCAATTCTACTTCTGTATAAGGCCCAACATCATACCTTGGTGTACAGTAATGCGTACTAGACGCTTGTATGCTTACTGAAAATCCATCGTTGAACACGGTTATTTTGTTTAGCTCTTTCATGTTTCCCACCTTTCTTAATTACATTACACGGCTAACTTCAAGAATGTCAAGAATTATCTAACATAAATCCTAGTCTCAACCGTTTGACAATCCAGTACCTTAAACTTCTCTTGCAGCATAGCCTTTATGGTATCTTCGGAAATATTCCCCATTGTCTGTATCGTTACCTTAAACTCAATAACCTTATGGTCTTGCATATGACAATTGTTGTCTGTCACAGGCTGACCGTTGTTTGCATACAGAATCTTAACCTTATCCATGATCAAATCCTCTCTTTCTTAATTACATTATACAAATGAGAATACCATTTGTCAAATGGTAACTAGGAATTTTCCAAGATTAATTGTATTGTCTTTGTAATCAAGGCCAGAATCTTTCAGAATTCGTTCTGTCTGCTTTGTGGCACTAATGGCAAAGGTTGTGCCAGAAATGCCCACATTCTGAATTGAAACAGCAAAATCATGAGCATAGTCGTCAGGTTCAACGACAATGGCAGTCAGTCCATAGTATCCAACCGACCGATACTCCAACACGTCAAGATTCAGAAGACTACAAAACTCGGTCAGCAATTCTTGCCTTGACATGGTTTTGATCCTCTCTTTCTTAATTACATTATATGGACAACAAGGGTAAATGTCAAGTTTATTATTTATTTTTCCTGTTACCGTGAAAAAGAATCTCTATCGTTTTTCCGCTCACAATACGGCAAATATTGCATGTTTTACAGTTACCTTGACACAGGAAATTATTGCCGGTTGGCTGTTTTACAGGTTTAAATCTATTTGTATCATTCTTATACCTTTCGCTGTCTCCGCTCAAGTTAAGGCTAACACCTAGTGCAATCAATTGTGACAAGTCAAGGTCAATTCTGGCAGTATACCCGTAAATTTTCCAGCCATACGTGATTAATCTAGAAGCAAAGAAAGCAAAGAGATTAACCTGTGCCTGATTAACAAAATCTCCTGCCTCATTGAATCGCAATACCTTATCTTTTCCCTGTGTCTTACGTCTATTCCTTTGCAATTCCAATTCGTCCGCACATTTCAATACATCTTTTAGTGTAGCTTTTTTCCACCATTTCATTTGTTTAAGTCTATAGGGTAAAACCTGTTTATACATTTCTTCGGCATGTAAAGCATAGCAATTATTTGGGCATTGACACAATCCTAAAGCTTTAGACGGGCAGCATTTAGCAGGGGTAAAATTAATAATTACAAATGGCACCTTAGTATTTCCAATTGAGTAAGGCAAGCCATTTGCATTCATCTTTGATCCTCTCTTTCTTAATTACAGTATACAGATGGGAATACTGTTTGTCAAGAGTATTTCTTGAAATTCTTGACAAATTCCTCATGTAGCTTTTTCCCGCTGTCCGGTATAACCGTTGCCAGTTTAGGTTCTGTCTTAGCCAGTTCGGTTATCTCATTCGATGTCTTTTTGCCAGTAATGCCATTAGAGACTAGGGCAATATAGGCAATCGTACCCCACACCTTATCATTGTAATTGTCACTCTTCTTTAACTCGAAAATACGCACAGGATTAACCGATAGATTGCCAGCAGGTTTTCGGCCTTTACCAGTGTGAGGATTTTTGTCATAGTTCTTAATTACTCCCAGTTTTTCCATTTCGCTGAAAAGCCATTCTGAAAACATGGTTCTTTCCCTCATTCCTATTTACAGTATAAAGATGAAACTGTCATTTGTCAAGAATTATTACTTCAATTGCGGTCCTTTCTCCAAAAGCGTTACCATCGTATTAAATGGGAAAGTAGATTCTTCATGCCCAATATAGGGTATTACGCTTGTATAGTTGTTTCCCCCATAAGAAAAGTCTGCCACGTGAATATATGGCCGAATTGTAGTAACCTCTTTCCGCTCTGTATTGATTTTGATTACTGTACAATGGGAATATGGATACTCGGCAAGTGTTACGATATCCCCAAGGTTTAGAAACTTTGCTTTTACTCCGCTTAGTGTCTTCATGTTTTTGATCCTCTCTTTCTTAATTACATTCTACGGGCATACTTGCCATTTGTCAAGTTTAATTTATTACAATCTTTTTTCTTGACTTTGGTATTCTCGTTTGTACAATGTAAATAGAGACAGACAACTTAACGCAGTACCGAACGGGGTGAAGGTAGGGTAGCCGTGAAGGTCGGAGCGGGAAACTCTATCGTGTCATATTGACATGATATGAAAAAATTACCATGTCGTTTTGACATGGTAATCCTTGCTACCTATTCAATAATACTACAATATTACCTGCCCAACATGCACCTTATTAGTAATATCAATAATGCTCAACGTAGCGTACACCTTGCTATCGTCCTTTTTCAATTGATTAGTCAATCCAACAAACTCCCAAAAGGTTTCCCAAGCTTTCTCTTCGGAATCATGCACAATAACCGTGCCACTAAACATGCGGCGAATTGCTCTAGTTATTGCATCCTCATTAAGAGTAGCAAGCACAAGTCGGAAAATTTCGCTTCGCTTTGTCGTTGTTTCCATTCCCTTAGTATTCATCTTTGATCCTCTCTTTCTATTTGAATTGTACAAACGAGAATGCCAAAGTCAAGGAATTAGTTAAAGAAAATTATTACAGAAAAGAATTGACTTTTGAATTCTTGTCTTTATAATGTGAGTAAAGGGAGAATGAAAATGAAGATCAAGAAATTCAGCAAGCTTCAAGAGAACGGTTTTGATGCGGTTTCTAACTCCGCTGAAAACCTTTTCTTGTCTGCCGTTGCTGGTAGCGGTAAGACGACTTGGCTAGTTGAAGCTTGCAAGCGTTTGCCCTTGTCCGTCAAGGCTGTTTTTTGTGCCTTCAATAAGCATATTGCGGATGAATTGCGTGGTAAGCTTCCCAAGAATGTTCCTGCCGCTACGCTGCATAGCCTTGGCTTTGCCACTATTCGCCAGAATCTTGCTAATGCTGTTCATGTTTGTGAGGATAAGACTGACCGAATTTTGGAACAGTTCATTAAGGTTGAATCAGAAGAATACAAGTTTAATGCTGCACCTATCAAGAAACTGGTTAGCCTTGCCAAGAATAACTACATGGTGAAACCGGAAAAGGCTGACTGGGATAGCCTAATTGAACAGTATGGTGTGATTCTCCCTAACGGTTCTTTCGATTGGACTGCTCTTAATGAGACGTATGCTTTGGCTACTGCAAGGCAGTATAAGGCAAAGCTTTATAACAAATTCTTTAAGCGTGAAGTAGAATTGCCCGTCATTGATTTCGATGATATGCTTTTCTATCCGGCAATTGAAGGTTGGAATATTGCTAAAAATCTCAATTGTCTCTTTGTTGACGAATCACAGGATTTGAATGCGGTTCAGATTAAGCTTTTGGAAACTGCCAATAAGAATGGTACTCGCATCATTTGCGTAGGTGACTCTGCACAGGCTATCTATGGTTTCAGGGGTGCAAGCATTGAAAGCATTGATAACCTTACTAACCTGTTTAACATGAAGACGTTGCCGTTGTCGGTTACCTATCGTTGCAGTAAGGCAGTAGTCGAATACGCTAAACGATACGTGCCTGAAATTGAAGCTAGGGAAGGTGCGCCGGAAGGTAATGTTTCGGAAATTAGTTTGGCTAATTTAAAGGTTGAAAGCTTCCGGCATGGTGATTTGGTTGTTTGCCGCACTAATGCTCCGCTTGTCGGTTTGGCTTATGCTTTGCTCCGTTTGAATAGTGGCATTAAATTCCGCATTCAAGGCGTGGAATTGGGGCAGGAATTGGGCAGACTTGTGGGTTATCTTACCTTCAAGAATAACCTGCAAGACGTTGATATGGCTGGATTTATGAAGGCATTGTCCGTCTATGAACAGCATATGACCGAGAAATACATGCAACTTAAGGCTAACGGAGAAAAATATATTGCGGAATTGCAGGATAAGCTTGAAGTTATTTCCCTTGTCGCTGGTAATTCCAAAACCATTTCGGGAATCAAAATTAACCTGTGCAAGCTTTTCGCGGATAGTGACGACCGAAATTGTGTTTTGCTGTCGTCTATCCATCGTGCAAAAGGTTTGGAAGTCCTTGCGGAAGATAATACTTGTATCGTTCTTCGGACTGACTTGCTGCCACATCCTAAAGCTACACGAGACTGGGAATTGATTCAAGAGTCTAACCTTATCTATGTGGCTTATACCCGCGCCAAGTCTAATCTGGTTTTGGTGCATAAGGAAAAATAAAAAAATATTTTTTTCTTGACTTTTTAATTTTTTGATGTATAATTACAATATAGAAAGTGAGGATTTGAAATGGATGAAATGATCAGAGAACGAAAATTGCTTCGCCCCTGTTGGAGTTGGGAATTCAGGGGTAAAGCAGATAAGAAAATTAATCGTCGGATTGTGCGACATAGAATGAAACAAAGAGACAGAAAAAATAACTTGACAGATTGAACTAAAACAGGGGGTCGGAGTTAGAGATTTAATGTGGTAAACAATCCACAGTCTCGAAACGATGTATCCCCTTATTTTTTAAAAAAAATAAAAAATATTTTTTTCTTTCCCTTAAAATATTTTAGGGTCTTTTTCCCCCTCATTTCCCCACTCACGGATACCCTAACTTCACCCCGTTCGGTACTGCATTAGGTTGTCTGTCTCTATTTACATTGTACAGGCAAAAGTATCATTTGTCAAGAAAAAATAAAAAATATTTTTTTCTTGACTTTTTAAATTTTAGCTGTACAATTTTAATATGACAAGTGAATAAGTCGGGGGTGTAGCCTAGAGGACAGGCGATACTTGCGTATTATGGCAAGTGAGTATAATGACTGCGCTAACAGCATTATATAAACTGCGATAATGCAAAAAACAGGTAACTAATAGCTTTAGCGAGTTATTACTATCTGCGTATAGACGCTGGTTCGATTCCAGCCACCCCCTGCCTTTTTAAAAATAATTCTTGACAAATACCTATCTTGAGCGTATAATATAGATAGGAGAATGGAAATGATTTTTCATAGCTTTAAAGATTTGGTAGTTTTCCTTGAAAAAAAGATGTATGTTGAATATGGTGAAGCTTTTACAATGGCTTGGGAATTAGTAGTAAGTAAGGAAATACTTTGGGATAGTGAATCAAAAGGTTACATTTGGCCTAGTAATTTAACAGATGAAATGCTATATGATGTACTGGATATTGGATTAGAGAAAGAAATGTTGCCTTTCTAAAAGGAAATAAAAAATGTCAAATATCTTAGTTTCTACTACTGCTGAACAACATGGATATGGAAGTGACCCATACAAACATGTATCTCGTCTAACAAAAGAAGAACAAGAACATGTGAAAAAGGGTGGAATTGTAATTTTTAAATCCGAGCGAAAGTCTGGTGGGCTTTATCATGGAACGTATTGGCGAGTAGTGCGCTATCATCGTAAATATGGCTATTTTCCAAGGGTTGCTAGTCCTGAAGATGTAAAAGCTATGGGATTTGAATATTGAGAATATTTCTTGACAAATGACAATTAAAGCTGTATAATGTAAATAAGAAAGGTAGGGAAAAAACAATGCCTGCGACTCCAATGGTAGTTCTTCCTACTAAGGCAAGAATTGAAAGATTGCCTGAAGAAACTCTTGCTATTACATATCCAGCCAAGTTTGGCGAACATTTGAAGATTAGTTTCCTGTTTGAAAATAAGACGCACAAGTTTTTTCGCATGGATTATTATAATACGTCAAATGAGAACAGGATTAGCCGTAGCTACTTCGTAGGTATGGATGTTAAGACAGGCATTCCGGTTAGGATGGATTATAATGCAAACGTCTAAGCGTAAACCTAAGAAGAAGTATAAGATAGGTTCCTATATTGACTATTATGGTATTGTACAGTCAATAGAGTGGGATTCTGATAATAAGGAATGGCTTTACCATACGCAAAAGTCTTTTTGGGAAGGTAAATATATGATGCAGCTAGAATTCCGAGAACGGTTTGAAAAGAATAGGGAATAATCATAAATTAATTCTTGACAAATGCTATTATTGCCTGTATACTATAAATAAGAAAGGTAGGATCAAATGGCATCTTACTGCACGATTAGTTTGAATGAAATGGAATCCTTTCTTGAAACTCGTGGTTTTCACCAAGTGAATGTTGATAAATGCCAAGAATTGGTTTGGGAAAAGGTTTCCAAACAGGATGGAAGGCTTGCATTGCGTGTTTATAGTTCACTGACTAACGGTGTTTCTCGCGGAGTCGGTGAAGATGCTATCCGTATCGTCATTTGGGATTATTCTATTAGTCGTCCGGTTACAGGTGCAATTCGTACTAATCGTGTAGCTGGCTGGCAGGATAGAATGCTTGCCAAGCTTAAGAGTCTGGCATCTTCTTTTAAATTTGCCAAGTGTCCTCATTGTGGGAATTATATGATGGAACGGAGTGGGAAGTATGGAACGTTTTTGGGCTGTTCCAATTTTCCCAATTGTAAACACATTGCTGCGAAAGGAATGTAAAAATGGATAAAGCTAATCTTAAAGACGGAATTGAAATTCCTTTTGTGGTTAAACAAAAATATCCACAGGAAGAACGAACATTGCTGTTTATAATTTTTCAAAGCAATGATGGTAAAGGTTGCTATTTAGAAGAAGTATTAAAAAATAAAACTGTAAAAATTGCTTCTAATAGTTCTTTTTATAAAATTGCGGGTATTCTTAAAAATATGGGTGCAGTACCCAAAAATTTTGGGGAATATGTAACTGATTATTTCAAATATAATGATGCTCCAAAGAGTACTCATAGAGATAATTGGTAAGATAATTCTTGACAAGGTTAATCTTTCTTTGTATAATATAATTAAGAAAGGAATTACAAAGATGATTAACGAAATGGATCTTGTTTCTCGGTTTCCTGATTTTCGGACTCTGATCAATTCGCTGCCAAAGACTCCGAATTTTAAACCTTACGTAGAGTCTGCCGACACGCAAAACAATCCTCATCAGACTAAGGAATGGGCGCAGGAACGTGTTAATCACTGGTGGAATGTTGCAATTTCTAAGTTTGCTCCAAGATTCATTAATCGGCATGATGCACCAAGAGTGCGATTTGATGATAGGATGAATGCCAGAAATGGTGGCACTGCACATAGTGGTAAGCATCTTATCACTCTGACTACTCGTTACTTGCAGGAAGATGATTTTGAAAATACCATTGTGCATGAAGTATGCCATATTGTGGCAACTTATCATTTCGGAGCAAATTGTGCTCATAGTGCACGATGGAAAACTGTGATGCTCGCTACTGGCTACATTCCTCATCGTTGCCATACGTATAACCTTGCCAAGTCTGCACTTACATGCAAGTGTGGGCATGATAATATTCTGGCAAACGTGGACATTATGAAGAAACTGAAACAGGGTATTACTACTTATCGTTGTGAAAAGTGTAAGATGGTGCTTGAACTGCCAAAATCTTATGAATTGCATGGAATTACAAAATAGTTCTTGACAAAGGATAGTAATAGCCTTATAATAGAAATAGGAAAGGATTAAACAAATGCCAAAATGTAGAGATTGTGATAATGAGGCAGTACACGTAGATGAATGTTCTGGTTTGGCATTTTGTAAATCTTGTGAAGAGTCTGATTATCAAGAATGGTTTTGGAACGAACGTGCAAGAGAATATTGGCTGAAATGAATTAAATGTGATGATTGCAGTGGCTATCAAGAGTGGTGTACTTGTTGTGAAACATACACTAAAATTTGTTGTGTACCATATGGAACTTGTTTGTGTTCATAATGGATGATATTATTAAAAATTATCCTTGACAAACCATACTTGAATTAGTATAATACATATAGAAAGGAATTCAAATATGGGATACACAGTTCATGCCTTTGAAAGAATTCAAAAGCGTCTGGTTGAAGCTGGTCTTAATCAGGCTCAAATCAAGGCACTAGAAATGCTTGCTGGATTGTGGGCAAAACGGTCAACCGTAGAATCTGAAGCGATTAGACTCTGCAAGCTGGCAAAGCAGACTAATACCCCTTGGTCAGAAGTTAGCAATGGGAATGAAGTGTGGGCAATCGTCCGTCAAAAGGATTTGGTTACAGTTATGTTTCGACGTGAAACACAACCTAAGACTCCTGAAGCTTTGCGAGTTGAAAAGGTTACGGTTCTTTAAGGAGAATAAAATGTTTTGGTTTTCTTGTATCTTTCTGTCTGTTATGGCGCTTCTTCATGTTATAAGTTGTGTGCGGGAAATGTGCAAAAATGAAGAAGCAGCAAAAGCTGTAATAAATTTACTTTTTGCTATGTGCTTTCTTGCTATTGTTATCTGGTTAGGAATGACAAAATAGGACTTGACAAACGCCATTTGATTCTGTATAATGTAAATAAGAGCGGGGATAGCTCAGTTGGTAGAGTAGCGGACTTTTAATCCGTTGGTCGTGGGTTCGATCCCCACTCCCCGCACCAAAACTAAAGGATTGCTAGAATGGAAAGTAATAATAATAAGATTATCGTTTACCGAAATCAATGGGAAAAGGATGCAGACGAGTTTTGGCATTCTGAAACTGGTCTGTATACTATTGGTGTTTTGGTTCTTGTTATATTAATTCCTATTCTTGGTTCTAAGATTTGGTCATACGTTAAAGGAAAGTAAAAGTGAAAAATAAGAAGAAAAAACTTAAGTATGTTCTAAAGGCAGAAAGAGCCACTAATTTATTGTATGAACTATGTGAGAGATTAATTCAAAATGGTGTTTGGGATAAGTTTGTAACGATTGATTTGAATAAGTGGTTTGTAGAAACTAACATGAAGAAAATTAGTATTTTAAAGCAGTAAAAAGATAAACTAGAAAAATCTCAACAAGAAGGAAAGTAAACATGTCTGCTATGAATTTGCGTCCAGAAACAGATAAAGCTGTTATGCACATTATGGATGTTTTTACTGGTGCAGATGGTGGTGCAGAATTTTGGAAGTTTCGAGTATTTATGGAAGAGTTTGACAAACGGGCATCTAATGGAGATACCGCAGCACAAGAGTTGATTAATGTTGTAATAACATTTAATCATCTTCTTAATGTAAGTCAAAAAATATTTGATAAAAAGAATTGACAAATGCCATTCTTGTCTGTATAATTTAGATAAGAAAGGTAGGGAAAAACAATGTACGTTAGTCCGAATTTCAAGACTAAGAAGGCGTTGAAGGAAGCTGTAAACGCTGGTCAGACGGTTCAAGTTTTCTCCCCCGGTCCATTTCCTGCCCCAACGCAGGGTAAGACTTGCGTAGAAGGTCCACACTATCCAGAACCGCATAAGTGGTATGCGGAAGTGGAAATTAAGAATGGAATTGTCATAAAGGTTAAGTAGAAGTTGATTTTGTAGTTGCTCATTGAAAATTCAAATATGCCGGAATGGCGGAACAGGAAGACGCTACGGACTTTTTAATGGGTCGCTTATAGGGAAACCTATAAGTAAGTAACCTGTCAAATTCGGTAAACGCTGAAATGCCAATACCGAGCTAACTGCACTAAGTGCAGGAATGTGTAGAGACTAAACGGCAGGAATCTAAACCTAGAGATAGGCATGATTAAGATATAGTCCAGACCACAAACCTAACAGGGTAGCGAAAGCTATAGTGGTAGGTAAAATCCGTTCTCCCCAAAAGGAGGTGTGGGTTCAAATCCCACTTCCGGCACCATTTTACCAATAATTTTTGGTTAAAAGATTACCATGATATTTTCTATGACAATTATTACATAAACAAACACATTTTTCAATTTCTTTTAAAATTTCTTCTTTAGTATGATTTTTGTATTTTGATAATGAAAATTTTTTCCTTTCAGGATTTTTATGATGAAAGTCTAAACAGGGTAATCTAGACTCACCACAAACTAAACATTTTTGTTTTTGGCTATTTATTGCAGGTAATTTTTCTTGTTTTTGTTTCTTATAGGATTGTTTATTTCTTTGTTTAGAGTACTCTCTACATGTGCCACAAAGACCATCTTTTTTAGCTATTGATTTATTAAATTGATCCAAACTTAAAAATTGTTTACAAACATTACATTGTTTCATTTAGTTTTATCCATCCTGCCCCAACAAGCCTATGACAGTTACCACATAAACAAATACATTTCTCAATTTCTTTTAATAAAATATCTTTTTTACAAGAAGTTCTACTAAAACAAAAATCAAATAATTTTTTAGATGGGTCTTTATGATGAAAGTCAATACAAATTTTTTCAGACTCTCCGCAAACTACACAAGGTGTTTTCTGATTATTTACAAACTGTTTAAGTTTTTGTCTATATTCTAATTTATATTGTTTTTGTTTTTCAGAAATTTGTCTTTTTTTCCATTTATGTTTATTCTTTTTATAATAGTTGCGCATATAAATACGCATATAATTGTTATAACAATATTTACAGATTGTCGGTTTTTTAAATTCAAAGTCTTCAAAATTTTTTTACATTTGCTACAAAGTTTCATTTTGTCTCTCCTAAAAGAATATAATCCTAAAAAGACTCGAAACAGGAGAAGATTCTTAACCTCTCAAATAATTTTTCTTGACAAGTGAGACTTAGTTTGTATAATAGAAATGGGCAGTCTGATGACGTGAGGAATTACGACCACTAGTAGCAAAGTAGCCTAGTACAAAGTTGGCTGAATTTCCTTGGTCGGAACGTTCAGAACTTAACTAGGTGAAAGGCCATACTAGGTAGTTCTCCATTGAGGGTCTGATTCCCTCATGCCCTTAAAAAGGATCGTGTAAATAAAAGGAATAATAAAATGACTGAAGAACTTGAAAGAGAAGTTATTGCGTTGTTAAAAGAAATTACTTCTTATAACAATATTTTTTCAGCAAAAGCTGAAAAGATTCTAAGTGAGCTAAAAGGTATTAAGGCTATTATTTTCAATGTGGGTACTGATACTCTTGATGAATATGAATTAGAGAAGCTTTATCTAAAAGCTGATGATGTAGTAATTTATAAGTATGAACAGGGTGCATATGATGGTAATGGAATTATTGTAGTTAAACACGGTAATGGTTCTGTACAATATGCAAATCTTGGTCATTGCTCATGTTATGGTCCTACTGACCAAGTAACATGGAGTGACATTTCATTAGAGGCTTTACTTGATAATAAAGACGACCTTGGTCGCCGACGTACTCCAAACGATTATGATTACAGTATGTGGAATGTTATTTGTGAAAAAGCTAGAGAGATTTGGAGCTAATATAAAATAAAGGAGAAACAAAATCATGGCAAATGTTGAATTTAGCAACAATAGGATTCGTGAAGTAACCGCGAAAGAAATGAAAAATGGTCAGGTTGGAGTTATTACAAGTAGTGAGGGTACTTCAGGTAATTTTACTGGACGTGTTGTTATGAAAATTCATGATGATATGTTAGTTTTGCTTGATAATGGTGATTTTTGGCGTTACGCAAGTGAAATGCGTATTAAAATTCATATTTTTGATAAAAATGAACCTGTTGTATTAACTAACTAAAAATAATTAATTTTCTCTTGACAAAATGGAATTAGCCTGTATAATTTAACTAAGGAGAGGAATCATGAAAATTATGCTTCGTGTTGGTGACACCGTGCAGTGGTATAAGAATACTGCGGTACATAGGATTACAAAGATTGAAGATGGTAAGATTTATTATCATGATACTACCAATAACTATGATACAAAGAACGCCGTCATTAATGCCATTAAAGATGGTTTTATGTTCAAATATACACCAGTTAAGGTAAAGAAGGAGAAGAAGGTAGAAAATAAAGTTATCAAGCTGGCAAATATTCCTTCAGTTTTGAAAAAGTCTAATGGCAAGATTTTCACAGTTGCATTCTATAAGCGTTCTGACGGTTCAGTGCGTGTAATGAATGCTAGATTGAAGGTTCAAAAGAATCTCACTGGTCAAGGCATGTCATATAATGCCAAGAACTATAACCTTATGACTGTCTTTGACATGCAGAAGAACGATTACCGTACTGTGGACCTTACTACTGTTATTTGGGCAAAGGTTAATGGCAAGATGTATACCGTTGACATGCTAGATTTGACTTTTAGTACTGCACGATAGTTGTAAAACAGACTAGAACGCTATTGGTGGTAACTTCTAGTCTGATTATACCTCCTGAGAAGTTAGTGCAAATTATGAGGAATTGCACAAACCGCCATAGCTTCTCAGATTAGATAATGGCATACTGGCCCATCCAAGGCAAGTATGCCATTTTTATTTGTAGTAATTCTTCTTGACAAACCATAGTTCAGTCTGTATAATATCAATAGGAGATAACAAATATGCTAAAGATAATTAAAAAGGGAAAGATACCAAACCAAGACAAAGAAGTAACTTGTGGGTATTGTAACACAGTTTTTACATATAATCAAGAAGATGTTGAATGTGACGACAGACCTTGTGCAATGCCTTTTGTTATTTGTCCTTTGTGTGGAAAACATGTGAAAACTATGTAAGGACAATAAAATGAAGATGGAATATAACAAGTATGGAGTGTTGACGGGTGAAGGCAGAGAATTAAAAGATAAGATTATGTCATTGTTGAAAACAGAGATTAAAAGCAATTGTGAAGATATGACTAATGTGGACCTTCGTTTGCTTGAGCAGGAACTTACTACATCTTTGAACGCTTTTTTTGGTGAGCAAAGGTTGATGAAAGCTACAAAACTACACATGCAAGAACGAAAAGAATCACACTAATGCCATACAAAGGCTACTCTGAATCCGGTGTAGAGAAGAAACAAGGTTTCAGTGTTGAACTTATTGGTGGTCCTTTTGATGGTGATAAACGAACTATTACTCACCCCAAAATTGGAACTACCCTATATTTCTCATTTAATAATAGGTATACTGCGACCTATAAATTTAAGGTTAAGAACAGGAAATTCTTTGCATACTATGATGGAGGTTATAAGACAAAATGACTAAACAAGAAAAAGAAAGACATAGTGCTGATTTAACTAAAGCCGAAGAAAAGCTTAAAGAACTTGAATTAGCTACAAAACGAATTGGTTTGTTTGAACTATCACAAGAACTACAATATATTAGAGGTAGTGTTTCTTTTACGGCTTATATATTAAAAGGAGAGATTGAAAAATGAATATAACAGATAAATTCGGAAAGATACTACAATTATTGGCAGAAATTAGACAAGACATTGTTAGTGAAGAGCCTAAAATGGTTAATCCTCATAAACGTTGGGCCAATCAAGCAATTAGTGATTTAAAAGAACTAGAGCGAGTTTTAGCTAGTGATTTTGCAATTATGACAAAGGTTGACACAGTAATTCCTACTATCACTGAACTTAGGGAAAAATGGAATAGGAAGGACGTATAATGGACTTCTTTTTACTTTGTATAACAATTATGGTCTTTAATATAGTCTACGTTGCTGGACCTATGCTTGCAATAAGCAAAATGAAAGAAGTCCCTTGGACACGAACTTGGAATATTAAAAGTTTCAGTTTACTTGTATATCTGCTAGGATTACAGATATATGCTCTTTTGTTTTTGTTACCCAATTTTTATAGATAATAATTCTTGACATTTGGGTTGGAGGCTTGTATAATGAGAAATAAGAAAGGTAGGAAAAAGAAAATGACTAAGCAAGCCGAAAACGCAAAGACGGGTGCTGCTGCTATGGCACATAGCACGTATAATCGGAAAACTGTAATTGATTCCAATAAGCGTGAAAAGCTTCATCAGATTCGTGAACGGGAAATGGATGAAGAGATTCGTGATGCTCTTGCCATTAATGTTGATGAATACGCAGATTGGGATTTTTGAGGAACAAAAATGTGTTACTTTAGTAACAAGTGGGATATTTAATTTATGCTTAAACTAGAATCAAGTTATGGTATTAAAATACGTTGGCTTCATTGTGATTTTTGTGATAATATTTATAAATATTATCGTCAAACAAATATTTGTAGTGGCTGGCAGGCTAGAAAAGTCCGTCATAAAGCGAAAGAAGATGGTTGGATAAGGAAAAAGAAAAAGGATGTGTGTACTAGGTGTCATAATTTTATTTAATAATGATTAGTTCTTGACAAATGGCATTCCTGTTTGTATAATACATATAGAAAGGGAATGATATGAAAAAGCTGAATCGAATTGGACTCACTAAGAAAGAATGGATTGAGTTCATTACCGAATCAATGCGTCTTGTTAATACAGAAGTTAAGATAAGCTTTACTCCTGAAGGTGTTTATATTGGTGATTGGGCATTGATTGGTTATGGTGAGGAAGTTGTTAAAGGTCTTGAAGATTGTCTTCAGCGTGGATATACTCTCACAACATTTTCTTCGACTTATTCTTATATCAGTGGATATGATACCATTGACCAAGAACACGGATTCTTTAGAACGCCATTTGATGTTATTAGAAAACTTTGTAATATACGGCTTGAATACCAACTTTCTTCCGTATATGAAACGGTAACATACCAAAGGCAGAAAGCAGAAGAAGAGAAGGCATATATGGAACTTGAAGAGTACTATGCACAACAACTAGCGGAAGAACAAATGAAACAGGCTGATGAAATAATGGAAGCTATGGATGAGGCTGATGAAGAATATTTTGAACGACGCAATAAGCAAGCACTAAAGGGTTTATAAATGATTTCTGAAACTCCCCTACAGGCATATCTACGCTCTGTCACTAAAGAACATAATGCAGAGTTGGCATTAGAGTTACTTACAACAAAGTATGGTATTAATGTTTATAAGCATCCTACTCTGCCTCTGGTTGGGTTTAAATATAATCAAATTGAATCTCCTAAGTATGATCCTATCGTTCGCTGGTCACGTGGAACTGTGTTGGAATATGAAACATGGAACCTAGTGGCACAGGGAATGAAGCGTTTTTATAATTGGGGCGAGTCTCCAATTGAAATGGAAATGTTCAATTGGAACTTCTTTCAAGCTACAGGCAAAGAAGACGGAAGCTTAATACTTCTCTATAATTATAATAATGAATGGCATGTAAACACTTCTGGTTCATTTGGTTTTGGTACAATTAATGACACAAATATTATTTGGCGTGATTTATTTTGGAAAACATTTGAAAAGCAGGGAATGCGACGAGATATATTGGTTAAAGGGTTAACCTATATTTTTGAGCTTTGCAGTCCTTATAACAAAGTTGTACGTTTATACACTGAACCTAAACTGTTTCATATTACAACATTTATAGATGATAAAGAAATTGGACTGCCATATGGAGAGGCTATTGGTTGTACTCCTGTAACTACTTATGCACTAAATAGTTATGAAGATGTTGTTGCCTTCATTAAAGAAAAGGAGCACACAGATTCTACTTTTGAAGGATTGGTATTACGAGACAATAATGGTATTCGTTTTAAAGTAAAGACTACCACTTATGTAAATTTGCACCATTTGCATGATAATGGTAATATTTACAGTCTAAAGCGATTAGTACCCATTGTGCTTAAAGCTGAACAGGATGAAGTTGCCGCTGTATTTCCTGAATTGCAGGATAAGTTTCAGGTTATTAAGGGACAGTTGGATGGTATTTATAATAACCTGCGAGACTTGTGGGCATTCACTAAAGATATTGAAAACCAGAAAGACTTTGCGCTTGCCATTGCTGCGCATCCTATGAAAGGCTTGCTGTTTATGGTTCGCAAGGTGCATGGTAAGAATCAGACAGAGACACACCTAAAGAATCTTTGGTGTGATTCTGCTGATTTGATTTTGAAATATTATGAGAATGTTCTTGACAAATAGATTTTATTCTGTATAATCTTAATAAGAGAACATAGTCCTAAAGGAAGCCCAAGAGGCAAAGCGGAAGGTTAAATAGCTACGCATAGGTAGCTGGCTATGTTCAAAAGGAGAATGGAAATGTCTACGACTCGTTTGCAGGAATTGTTGGGTAAAATCGTTGTTGGTGTTACTCTGACTCTGGTGGAACGTGAAGAATTGTTACAGTTTATGCTTAAGTTCGCTGTGAATGAAAAGCTTGTTGGTACTTCTGTTATTTTCACTCTTCATGGTTTCAATGTTACAAGGGAATTGTACGATGATGTTTGCTTAATTTTGAAGTCTGGTAAGTATTATGATGAATATGCAGGACAATTTCGTAACAACAATAAGATAAAAGCTATTAAACTCATTCGTGAGCGGCTTGTCTGTGGTCTGAAGGAAGCTAAGGACATTTGTGAAGATAAGCATTTCCCTGCCTATGGACAGTACTAGGCTATATAAGTCGAAAGCGTAGACGGGACAGAATGAGGGGCTAATATGGAAACTCTTCTTTGGATAATGACATTTGTAGCAATTGCTGGTGTGATTCTTAATATTAAGAGGTATCGCATTAGCTTTGTGCTGTGGTTTATTTCCAATATGACGTTTGTAATTTTTAACATTTATGCAAAGCATTGGTCCCAAGCCTTTCTTTGGTTAGTTTATGCTAGTTTATCTGTTTGGGGTTGGTTTGAATGGGGAAAGAAAAATGAAAACTAGACAGGGTTTTGTCAGCAATTCAAGTAGTTCCAGTTTTGTAATCATCGGTACTGGCAATATTAACATTCCTGAGAAAGATGATTTTTTAAGTGCTAATGATTCAAGCATATTTGTAATTTCTGCTAAAAATGGTGGAACAAGACTATTTGGTTGGGAAGAAGGAAGACACAGGCGTTTTGAAGACCGTCTTAATTTTGCTGCAATTCAAGCAAGGGATGGTGGACAAGAATATGTTGATATGCTCCGTAAAGTAGTTTGTAAAGCTTTTGGCACAAAAGACATAAAGATTTTGTTGTCAAATGATTATGATGGTGGCGAGTGGGCATACATTGACCACCAAAGCTCTATTACTGAAGGACAGAATAAAGAATTGTTTGATTCAGAGGAAGCGTTGTATAACTTCCTATTCTCCGACAATTCTGAAATTCATACAGATAACGATAATAAGTAATTTTACTTGACAAAGTAGTTTGTGGTCTGTATAATAACAATTAGAAAGGATGGCAAACTAAAATGACTCTTAATGAACTTAAGAAGATTTTTCCTTATGCCACAAATGACACGTGGCATCGACACAGTAATGGTGGTGGTTGGGTGCAGAAGACAGCAGAAGTTGCTGATACAGCATATGTAGGTGTTAGTGCACTAGTTTGTGATAATGCACGAGTTTGTGATAATGCACGAGTTTGTGATAATGCACAAGTTTATGGTGATGCACAAGTTTGTGGTGATGCACAAGTTTGTGATAATGCACGAGTTTATGGTAATGCACGAGTTTATGGTAATGCACGAGTTTGTGGTAATGCACGAGTTTGTGGTGATGCACAAGTTTGTGGTAATGCAGTAGTTTATGGTAATGCACGAGTTTATGGTGATGCACAAGTTTATGGTGATGCACAAGTTTATGGTAATATGCAACTTATTGATAATAAGTGGGATTTCTCTCCCCTTAGTATCATTGGTTGCAA